GACCACTTGAGCCGGTCTTCGAACGACATCGGTGTACCAAGATCCATCTTCGGCCAGGACAGGCCAGCGTCCTGCGCTGCCTGCTCTGCCGTGACGGAGGTCTCCTCAGGCTCCGGCACGGGCACCACGTTGCGGGCGTGCTCGCAGTCCCACCGGTGGCCGCCGGACCGACCGCAGTCGTGGCACTCCGGGTACCGCTCAACGAACGCTTCGATCGTGCTGAGCTGCTCCTCAGGCTTCGGGGCCCACCGGCCGGTCTGGGCGACGTAGTCGGTCGCTTCCTCTGCGCTCAGGCGCATCCGGAGGGCTTCCTGGTACCGCTCGGCCGCAGCCTCACGGGCCTTACTCATCTCACCGAACTGAGCTGCCGCACCCGTGGTGGGTTCAACGTAGGGCGCCACCGTGTCCGACTGCGACGAGTACTGAACCGGGCTGTCCTCCCACACGATGTGCAGTAGCTGCCCGTACTTGTTCGGGTTCCACCCCTGAACGGTACCGACCCCGAGGTCGGGGCGACGGGGGGCGGTGACCTTGTCGCCCACCTCGTACACGTGAACCTCTGTGATCTCCTCAGCCGGGCGTCCCTTCAGCTCGCGGACCAAGTCCAGGCCCTTCGCGGTGAGGATGGACTTAGTGGGGTGCAGGATGCCCCGGGCAACCAACGCGGTCTCGGTACGCTTGCTCACGAGCAGGATGCTGTCATCCTGCACAACGGGACCGTAGCCATCCCGGCCGTACATGATGTCAGCGATCATCCCGGCCGTCAGGCGCTCTGCCTTGACGATGGTCTCCCGGTCGCGCCACACCTTACGCAGGCCATCCTTCATGGGGATGCGGTCGGTGATCCCGGCATCCTGGCGCAGCTCCGCGCGGACTCGGGCGCCGTGGTCGGTCAGGTGGTGGATGTAGCCAGGGGACGCCCAGTCGGAACCCGTGCCGTAATCGCGCGGGGTGCAGATGCCGCGCTGGATCAGGGCGACGACGGTATTGGTGTCGATCGGGTCGATGGTGCCCGTCGCCGGGTTGACGTCGTAGATGAGGGTTTCGGCCATGGCGTCGGTGAGGTTGTGTCGCTTGAGGATCGCGGTCCGGTTCATGGTGTCCTCCGTGGTGTTGTTCCTGCGGCGTGTCTTCAGTATGGCAGATGTGCATGGGTGCACGCAAGGGGGCGGCATGAGATACCGCCAACCCAAATGGTTCGGATACAAAGCTCGCACAGTACCCCGGTCTCCATTAGAGACCGGGGTACTGCCAGACCTGTCACCACCCAGGAAGGCGCAGGCGGCTGCGCAGCTCCGCGTAGTCGCCGCTGTCGGCCACGCCATCCGATCGGCGCTGCTTCGCCGCCCACTGCGCGGCCTGCTCGGTCTCCCATGCCGTCGGGTACGGCGTGGGGACGACGACCAGGTTGGGGAACACCCCACCCCGCTTGGCCTGCTCCATGAAGTACGCAACTCGGTCGGGGTCGCCGTTCGGGATGCGGGCGTACTCGACCATGTCGCCGCCACCGTAGTTGATCATGATGGACACCGGGGTGTGCTTGGCCGGGGTCTCCTCGACCAGTTCCCAGGTACCAAGCTTGACCCGACGGACACGCCCCTCCTTGACCAGCCGTGCGCAGATCTCCGACGTGGTCTGGTGGCAGTGGACGTACTTCTCACTGCCCCACACGTACCGGCCGCCGTTGGCCCGCATGAGCTCGATGACGGCCTCCGTACGGTCTTCCTCGGCAACCGGGGCCGGGGGAGCGGCGTACTCGGCCGAAGCAGCCGGGGTCTCCTGCACCGCCTCGACCGGCCCAGCCTCGATGTCGTTGTACTCGTCAGGAGCGGTCGGGGCGTCGTAGAAGATCTCCGAAGCGTACGCGCCGTACATGTCCCCGTTTTCGATCACGAATCCGGCAACCACCACAGAGGCGGAGTGTCGTCGGTTCGCCTGCGCGCTGCGGACCCGGTCCACGCGGTAGCGCAGGCCCCGCCGGTCGGTGCGGACCGTTCCGACCATCGGCCGGAACAGGCTGTCCAGAGCGCCCTGGAGTCGGGCCTGCCGCTCCTGAACCTCGGGCTTGTGGCACTCCCACACCTCGGCCTCAAGGTTCGCCTCGTGCTCGGCCTGAGCCTCGGCCTGCGACATCACGCAGTCCTGAGTCTCGGCAACCCCCGCGTAGTACGCGTTCCGGTCGGCAGCCTCAGCCTGCTTGGCCATGGCCTTGAGGCAGCGCTTGCAGGTCACCTCACGGTCGGTCTCGTAGAAGCGCTCGGCGCCCCGGTTACCACCGCACTCGGGGGTGGTCGCGTAGCCGGGGATGACGTTGCCTGCGTGGACTGCCTTGCCATATCCGAGGGTGACGTTCATGGCCTGCTCCTCTGTGGTGTGTTCCTTGCGATGCCTCAACTATGACACACGTGCAGCCATGCACGCAACCCCTTGAGGTGAGTAATCCAGAACCCGGACGGTTCGGGTACAAAGACTTGGTACAAAAGGCCATGAGGCCAGGCCACCAAATGGTTCGGGTACATAGCTCAGTACGAAGCTCGACCAAACGGTTCTGGTACAAAGCTCAGCACGAAAAAGCAACCCGCCCCGGAGGGCGGGCGGGGCCCGGAGGCTCAGTACTGGATGCCGACACCGAAGCCGACCCAGGGGCAGAGGCTGTCACGGACTCGGCGGGAGACCGCCTTGGGGGCCTCCGTGAGGCCCAGGGCGGCCTTCCCGGCCTCCGTCAGGGCCCAGGTGCTGATCTCGATGGTGAAGCCGTTGCGGGCCCGGGTACCGGCCGCCTTCTTCTCGATCAGCTTCAGGGCGCGGAGCTTGTTCTCGGTGTTGCCGTTGATGGTCTCGAAGCCCTCGATGCCCCGGACGATCGCGATCACGTTGCCGGTGGCGACCAGCTGAAGGGCTTCGGTCTGCTTGGCGGTGAGCTTGGCGTTCATTTCGTTCTCCTTTGTTGTGCTCCCTGGCTGATGTCTTAAGTATGGCACACGTGCATCGGTGCACGCAACCTCTGAGGGGAACTACTTTGAGTGACATCTTTGTGCGAGCTTTGTACCCGAACCATTCGCTCGCCTGACACCTGTTCGTACCGAGCTCTGTACCAGAACCGTTTGGTCGCGCGGCCACGCCGTTCGTACTGTCCTTTGTACCCGAACCATTAGCATCATGCTGCACGTGTTGACCGGTCCGTACGGATCATGTAGGCTGTGGCCATGCACACCGAGAAGATCAGCACCATGCAGAGCTCACAGGCCCGGATCAACTTCCGAGCGATCATGACCCGTGTCGAAGAGCACGGTGAACTCATCACCCTCACCCGCTACGACCGGGCCGCAGCCGTCATCGTCCCCGCAGACTGGTACGAGCGCGCAGCTGCCGCACTCGCTGCCCAGGGTGCCGAGTGACCACGGCGCATGAAGGCGCAGTAGCGGCAAGCAGCGGCATCTACTTCGTGCAGGTGCCCACCTACCTCCTCGATGCCGTGTACGACCCCGACAGCCCCGTCAACGCGGTCGCGTTCGCACTCCACGCGCACATCGTCCGCCGGTACGTGTGGCGCCGCGCGATCTTCCCCTCGCACGCCACTCTCGCCCAGGAGACCGGCCAGAGCATCAGCTCTGTGCAGCGCTCCCTCAGGGCGTTGAAGGCGGCCGGAGCTATCGACTGGCGCACGTGTGTGAACAGCCGGGGGAAGACGTCCAACGAGTACGCCGTGGCCCCGGTGGACCCCTTCCAGTTCGACTGGGGACGCCGTGATCCCAGGGTGGTTCCGGTCACTTCTGACCGGAACCCATCGGTCACTTCTGACCGGAACCCATCGGTCAAAAGTGACCGACGAAGTGAGAGAGAACTAGAAGTGAGAGAAGAGGTGAGTGAAACAACCTCAGGGGCCGATGCGGTCATCGAAGCCGAGGTTGTCACGGATGATCCTCTTGTCGCTGACGCGACGGCTAACAGGGCAGACGTGGAGTCTCTCTGCCAGGAGCTTGCGGATCTGATCGTCGCGAACGGTAGCCGTCGGCCGACGGTCACGAAGAAGTGGCGGGATGCTGCGCGGCTGATGATCGACCGGGACGGTATCCCCGTGGACATGATCATGGGTGCTATCCGGTGGTCACAGGGGAATGACTTCTGGAAAGCTCACATCCTGAGCATGCCAAAGCTGCGGGACAAGTACGACACCATGCGTCTTCAGGCCGAATCCAGCCCGGTACGGCGCGTGGCCACCACCGACAGGAAGTTGCAGGACGCCAGAGCCCTGGCTGACAGGCTGAGGGCGCAAGGGAGGTAACCGTGAAGGAGCACGAAGCCATTGAGCTACTCATGCTGATGGTCCCGTTCGACCAGAGGACCATCGGCGAGGGAGACGCGACCGCATGGGCAGCACTGTTGGAGGACATCCCGTTCGACCAGACATGCCGTGAGGCGATCGTCGCGTACTACAGGACCGCCCCGGTCGAGGGTGAGCGGCGTCTGCGTATGGAGCCGCACCACCTGCGCATGTACCGGAAGCGGATCAGGGACGACCGGCTGTCCCGGGTTCCGGCGCCGCTCATGCCGAACCAGGTTGAGGGCGTGGACGACCGGGACGAACTGTTGGCGATCCGCCGTGCGATCGGTGACGGCCGGATGCGGTCGCTGGCCGACGTCAAGAAGTACGAGGAGTGGGGCGGAAGCCTTCACCTTGCGGATCAGCGTCAGCTGGTGTCCGCCGGAGAGCGTAAGGAGCTCACATGATCGAGACGTACGAGATAGCGGAGATGCGCTCACAGGGCGATCTGACGGCCTACCGTAAGGCGGTGGCTGCCAGGGCCCGGACGATGTGCACGGAACGGCGCAGCGCCGTCCTGAGGCATGAGGATCTGGCGTTGCGCCTCATGGACGCGCCCATCAAGCTCACCGCGCCGTCGATGTGGACCGGCTACCTGCCGCCGAAGACCCACGAGGGACGTACGGGGCCGGTCACCAACCGGTCCCCGTACCGGGAACAGCTGGAAGCGATCGTTGCCGAGGCGCAGCAGCGTGACGGCCGGGACTACGGGGTGACCGGTGAGTAACACTCCGGAGGACGTTCCCGACGGAACGTTCGGCGGTCACTACGTTCCGTCGAAGGCATCGGCATCCCTACCGCCGATCACGGCGGAGCAAGCGGCGGAGAACCGCCGGATTCTGGAAGCAGCACTGAAGCAACCCAAGGAGAACTGATCATGAAGAACCCGTTCAGCAAGTCCGGTGGCTCCGACAGCACGTCCCGCCCTGAGCCCACCGAGGGAGCGAAGCGCGAGCTTGCGCTTGCTGCTGAGGCGTACGCGTCCCGGGCGAGCGCGGACATGTTCAAGGCGGCCGACGCGAAGACCGCCACGACCACGGCGCATCTGGCTGCGCAGCGCGCTGCCGCCATCAAGTGGTCCGCCCCGCCGGAGTCCCGGAACGGCGGGGAGTGATGTTCCGCCGTGTCGGCCGGGTCGACCCACCGAAGGCCCTGACGGCGCCTCTGCACGGCTACACGGAGGACCGGGCGCGTGAGTACCTACGGGCGCGTTCCGGGGGCGTGTGCGAGCTGTGCAGGGCTGCCAGGGCTACGGACTACTCGCACCGTCAGCCGCGCCGTAAGGGTGTCGACTGGTGTCCGTGTGATGCGCTGCATCTGTGCCGTGACTGTCATGGGGACCGTGTCCATGGTCAGCCCCGGGTGGCGCTGATGTACGGGTGGACGGTGTCTCGGCATGCTCCGCGTGGGGTGCGGTTCGAGCCGGTGTGGTTGGCGGGGCGTGATGTGTGGGTGCGTCTGGATTGTGTGGGTGGGTTGCACAACGCGGTGGACCCTTCTTCCTGACACCCCCTTGCGTGCATGACTGCATGTGTGTAGAGTTCTGGACAGCACCACAGACCGGCTACCGGTAGCAGGATGACAACGGGCCTGCTACCGGGCCGGTACCAACCGACAGGAGACACCATGCGCAAGCCCGAACTCGGGAAGCTCACCGTGGGAGACCAGGTGATCGTCATAACCCCGTATCACCATCGAGAAGATCGCATGCGTGACGCAGTCGTAACCAGGGTCGCGCGGATCTGGATCGACCTCACCGAGAAGAGCGACCGGCCATTCCCCCTCATGTGGCGGATGCGCAGCGACACCCAGACCGACGGGGGCAAGATCGGTCAGCCCGTTCGGTTCGTCACGGCCGAGCAGTACGCATGGGAGCAGCGCGAGAAGCTTGCCACTGACTACCTGCGTGAGATCGGCGTAGAGGTATGGAAGGAACCGTGGAACAACGACCGGTTGACCCTCACCAACCTCATCCGCACCCACGAGGGAATAGAACCCTTCTAACCGACAGGACACCACCATGCGTATCAACCTCCGAGACGTCGGCGACTACATCACCCGCCGTGCGCACTTCACCTCAGCCTCCGGCAACCTCCGGGGAGGGACCATCGTCCTGACCACGGACCATCTCCGGCACCTGTCACCCGAGCTTGCGATGACCGTCAACGGGTCGACATACATCGTCGTGTCGTACGACATCCCGATCGGCTGGTACCGGCCGATGGACGGGTGGCACATCAACAACGTCATCTACAACAACGTCACCGTTCGTCACCAGGCAGTGCTTCTCAACGCCGTCCGTCCTGGAAGCGCCGTCCGGTGACCGCCCGGGACTGGTTGATCTACGCCATGACTGCGGGTATCGGCGCCGCGTTCAGCCTGTTCATTGACCTGGTGGTCATCCCGATCTGGAAGAAGACCCGACGCAAGTGAGCATCGATCCCGAGCTGAAGACAGGCATCTGTCGGTCATGCGGCAGGACGATCAGCCTGAAGAAGGACGGCACGCTCCGCCACCACTCCAACAAGACGCACCAGTACAACCCTGGTAACTACCACTGTGCAGGCGCTGGACAACCCCCGAAGGACACCGAATGAGCATCACCCTGGTACGGCACAGCGCACCCCTCACCGCGTCGACGTGGTCACCCCGTGGCGCCCGCATCGGGTGGGACATCATCCCCACGGCGCAGGAGCAGCAGGCCGTGAACGTCGCCGCGAGCATCATCCTGGGCAACGCCCTGTTCCCGACCGCCCAGCATCCCATCACGCGGGCTCTGCGCGTCCTTGAGAGGGCCGTCGGGTGACCTGGGTCCTGTTCGCTTGGGTCGCCGGTTGCTGCTGCGCCTACATCGGGCTGTGCATGTTCCTGCTTGCCCTGTGGGACCGGTCCAGGAAGGTTGCCCGCCCGGCGCCGATCGAACTTGCGACCAGGTTCCGGGTGAACGACGCGTTCGAGGACATCATCAACCGATACGAGGAGTAGCCATGCTATGCCGAGGCTGCACCGGAACATGCTGCACGGGCGTCGGATCAGAGCCGTGCACCTGCGAAGAAATCGAGAACGAGGAGTAGCCATGCCCGACACGGACATTGACACGAAGCTGAAGCAGGGCCGACGCGCGATGGACAGGATGCGGAACGCGATCGAGGAGCAGGACTACCTTGATGCCGCCTCTGATCTCGCGACGTGCTTCGACACCATCGACTACATCCTGAAGTCCGGGGGTCCCCTCCCGCAGGAGTGGAGCCGGTGATCGTGGCCGGAATGTTGTCCGGAAACAGACCCACCCTTTAGCTGCGCGTAAGCGTCCACGCGCGTAGTGTCAGCACGACAGCCCTGGGCCTTCCACCGTCGGCCCGGGGTTGTCGCATGCCCGGATACCGTTGGGCATGACATTCCACAAGATCCGCCCTGAGCTCGACCACCTAGCGGTTCCCGTGGCGACGCTGCGTCCGTGCCCGGACAACCCGAACAACGGCGATGTGGAAGCCGTGGCGGAGTCCCTCACCGTGAACGGCATGTACGCCCCGGTGATCGCGTGGGCGGAGACCGGGGAGATCCTGGCGGGGCACACCCGGTACGAAGCTGTACTCACGCTCGGCTGGTCGCACATCGCGGCGTTGATGATCTCTGCTGGTTCCCGTGATGAGGCGATGCGGATTCTGATGGTGGACAACAGGTCGGCTCAGTTGGCGCGCATGGATGAGGGGCTGTTGCTGGGCCTTCTGGAGTCGTTGCCGGATCTGGCGGGCACTGGGTACGGGGATGCTGATGTGCGCCGGTTGGAGGGGCTTGTGTCGGCGCCGTTGGATCTGGGGTCGCAGGTGGCTGCGGTGCGGTGCGGGTTCTGCGGGAAGTGACCACCCCAACCCCCTTGCGTGCACAGCTGCACGGGTATACGGTGGGACACCAACACCACGGAGGAACCGGTGACCGACTGGCGAAGCAAAGCCAAGTGCCGAGGCGCAAACGTCGAACTGTTCATCAGCAGCGACAACGAACCTTCCACCGTCACACAGGCGAATGAAGAGTACGTCATCCGCAACTACTGCACCGGCTGCCCGGTACGCATCGAATGCCTCACCTGGTCAGAGACCCAACGCACCCGTATGCACGGCGTGTGGGGCGGTCTCACCCAGGAAGAACGACTGGGCAAGAGGAAGCCAGGAACAACAGTCCACGTGCCGCGCGCGACACGGAAGGTAGCGAAAACCCTCAGGAAGGAAGCCTCATGACCTGCGACCATCCCTCCCACAACCTCGACCCGGAGCAGCGCAAGATGCTCGGAACGGCCATCAAGACCGTTCAGGGCGCCCTGTGGGGCTACCACCCGCCAACCGTGTTCGGGAACGCCGACTACGCGTTGCAGGTGGTCAAGTCCCTGGGGAAGGCACTCGGGGAGATGCACATCCACCACGCGGCCGACGGCTGTTGGACGGCCCACTACACCATCACCGCAGCGATCTGGCACGACCACCTGACCGAGTGCGCCGACATCCCCGTACCCGCCACGGTCTGACCTACAACCGAAGGACGCGACATGACGAACGACAAGCCCGGAACCGATTGGGCTTCCAAGCACGATGCCGCAGGAGCGAACGCGAACCAGCCGCAGCACGAGAACTGGACCATCGCGGACGGTACGAGCGTGGCGCAGCACCAGCACCCGATGACCGAGCAGCAGGTCATGGACATGGTGAACGGGGAGGGGTCGTGACATACGTGGCGAACCACCCCATGCCGTTCATGATCGTGCAGCCTGATGAGTCGCGCCTGTTCGGGTGCCGGTGGCCCGACGGCCGCGCCACGGTCCACTTCGACAACAACTCCGGCCAGTACACGGGGGCAGACTCGCTGGACTACCAGGACGCTGCTACGGCGCTTCTGATCCTGGGTGATGCCGGGGCGCGCATGGAGTGGTTGTGTGGTCAGCCCCTCTGAGCACTTGCGTGCAGCAGTGCACTCGTGTAGAGTCGTAGACAGGAGGGGGCAGGGAAGCAGGAAGAACTTTCCGTGACCTTCTCGGCACCGGACCCTTCACCCGGTGTCGCATCGGTAGCTCAGCGGAAGAGCACACGCCTCAATGGCGTGATACGCGGGTTCGAATCCCGTCCGATGGCGAGGCAGTCAGGTAGTGGACCTACTAAGAAGGTCCGGTGGGCTCAAGGTTGCACAGCAGCGCCTGAAGGTCACCCGTCTACCGCCTGGCTGCCGCAGTCTCCCCAGTGGCCACTGGGGTAGTGGGACCCCGTAGGCATACGGGGCGCGTGTCTGGTGGTACCAGACTGACCCAACCTGAACCGACTAACCTACGCCGTGCCACATCGCCCGGTGAGGCCAAAGGGGACGGAGCCGGTCGGAGGCCCGGGGTTCGATCCCCCGGCACGCACGGTGGTGCCTGCGGAAACCCTTACTCCGCCCGGTACGAGACAGGCCAACCTGGTTGACCCGCGTAGCGGCACTCACCAGGCAAGATGACTCGTAGCACGTAGTAGGCGTGCCCCACGATTGCCTCTGTAGCTCAGCTGGTAGAGCAGTCCCCTCGTAAGGGACAGGCCCCGGGTTCGAACCCTGGCAGAGGCTCGGGACCGTCAAGCAGAGGCGGCATGAGACACAGGTCATCCGGCAACGCCAGGATGCCTGCTCGAAACGCGGCGCAAGCCACTAGGCCCCGGTGAGTGACCAGCCAACTAGATAACTTCTGCACGTGAAGGCTGACCAAGGAACGCCCCCACCTAACCTGATCACGGGGGCACGCACAGAGCTTTGGAAGCACACACCACACCACAGACAGGAACCGAAGTGACGGACAACGACAGCTTCGAGATGGACTCCGCGCCGTACAGCGCGCAGATCATCGACATCACTCCGGCCATGGCAGCCGGGTTCCTCCGGCGCAACACCCACAACCGCAACATCAACATGCGGTACGTGGCCGACACGGCCCGGGACATGGCAGCCGGTAACTGGCAGGCCAACGGCGAAGCGTTCAAGATCGCAAAGGATGGGACCGTCCTCGACGGACAGCACCGCTTCGAGGCCTGCGTCCGGTCCGGCGTCACCCTCAAGAACATGCTCCTCGTCACCGGCCTCGACGCGTCCACCCAGGACACCATGGACTCCGGCCGCAAGCGCACCGCAGCCGACATGTACTCCATCCGGGGTGAGGAGAACGCGCCGATCCTCGCCGCCGTCCTGAAGCTCGCCTACTGGTGGTCCAGCGGGGCTCGAAGGTTCACGGCGAACTACAGCCCGACCAAGTCTGAGCTTGACGAGATGCTCGCCAAGCACCCGGAGATCCGCCGCGCCGTGCAGCAGGCCGCCTACGTCCGGGCGAAGAACCGCAACACGATCGCTTCCGTGAACGGCCTGGCCTACTGGGTGTTCACCAGTATCAGCCAGGATGACGGCGTGTGGTTCTTCCAGGGAATCGCGACGTCTGCGAACCTCGCTGAGTTCGACCCGGTGAACACGCTGAACCGTCGGTTGTCGAACGATCGGGCGGATGGCGTGATCGGGAACCCGACGCGGGTGATGTCCCTGTACGTGTCGGCGTGGAACGCGAAGCGTGAGGGGCGTGAGCTGCGGAAGATCCAGTACACGCCGGGGCAGAACATCCCTGAGCCGAAGTAGCGTGGAGGTGGCATCCCGCCCTGGGGTTCCGGGGCGGGATGCCGCTTTGGGAGGGGTTATGAAGCCTGGTCATCATGGGCCGTTGAGGATCTGTCCGGTGTCGCGGAAGCAGTCGTGGGATTCGCGGCGTGATGCGCGGACGGGGGCACGGAAGATTACTGAGCAGTACGGTTACAAGTTGTTCGTGTACCGGTGTCCGCATTGTGGGGCGTGGCATCTGACGAAGCAGGACAGGCCGAAGCAGTCGCGGTGATGGCGTCCCACCCCACGGCTTGCGTGCAGCAGTGCACACGAGTAGGATGGGGGCACAGCACGAAGCGAAAGGAAAACTCCGATGGCCGGAGAGACCACCATCACACTCGTAGGCAACCTCGTAGACGACCCCGAACTGCGCTTCACGCCCTCAGGCGTAGCCGTCGCAAAGTTCCGCGTAGCCTCCACCCCCCGCAACTTCGACAAGCAGACCAACGAGTGGAAGGACAGCGAAAGCCTGTTCCTCACCTGCAACGTGTGGCGTGAGATGGCCGAGCACGTAGTAGAGTCCCTCACCCGTGGCACGCGCGTCATCGTTCAGGGCTTCCTGAAGCAGCGCACCTACGAGACCACGGCAGGCGAGAAGCGCACCGTGTTCGAGGTCGAAGTTCTTGAGGTCGGCCCGTCATTGCGGAACGCCACCGCCACAGTCACCCGGGCGCAGCGCGCAGGTAGCAACCAGAACGCCCCCCAGGGCGCCGCGCAGCCCGACCCGTGGGCATCGAACGGCCGCCCGCCCGTGCAGGCAGCACAAGGCTGGGGCGCACCGAATCAGGGCTTCAGCGACGAACCGCCGTTCTAGCAGCACCACCCGTACAGGTGCCCTGGTGTGCCAGGGCACCACACACCCGACAGGAGAACACCATGGGAATCTTCAGCAAGAACCCGAACCCCGCCATGGATGACCGCATGGTCAGCCTGGTGAAGACCGCCGGTATCAGCCTTCAGAAGCGCAACCTCACCGACCTGCGGGCCGCCGTCTACCTCGTACTCGACCACTCCGGCAGCATGCACCCCCTGTACAAGGACGGCTCCGTGCAGCACCTCGCAGAGCAGGCCCTGGGCCTGGCCGCGAACCTGGACGACGATGGCACGGTGCCTGTGGTCCTGTTCAACTGGTCGGCGTACCCGACGGTTGACGTCACGATCGGTCAGCACACGGGGGCGGTCGACAAGATCCGCAAGCGGGTCCGCGCCGAGTGGGGCTCCACCGACTACGCGCAGGCGATGCGCGCCGTGATCCGCCACGTCGGCGAGACCGTTCCCGAGGGCACGCCCACCCTGGTCCTCTTCCAGACCGATGGTGAGCCCGACAGCAAGACGCAGGTAGAGACCCTGCTGCGGAACACGTCTGACACGGCGATCTTCTGGCAGTTCATCGGCTTCGGACGCCACGAAGCCCACCAGTTCGAGTTCCTGCGCGGCCTGTCCGACCTTCCGGGCCGCGCCCTCGACAACGCCGGGTTCTACGCCACCGGCAACCACCCGAAGCAGGTCGCCGACGCCGACCTGTACGACGGCATCCTGAACGAGTTCCCGAAGTGGCTTGAGGCCGCGAAGGTGGCGGGGGTCCTCTGATGGGGTGGGGTTCCGCATCCGGCATCTTCGAGACCGTTGCCGATGCGCTCATTCAGCAGAAGGCACCGCCCGAGGTAATCACCGCTGTGTGCGAGAAGCTGATCAGCGAGCTGTCATCCGAAGACTGGGACACGCAGGAGGAAGCCCTGGAGACGTACGCCAGGGCGCCTGAATCCATGTGGGTCAACGCGGTGATCCGGGCGTTCGTCCTCACCGACCACCGGCCTGCCTACTGCGACAAGTACACATATGACGTGGGGGTTGTCGGACGCACGCAGCGCCTGACCTGTTGCAAGATCTCCGGGCATGACGGCCCGCACGAGACCGGCTCTGGGGTGTGGGAGTGATGGACGACAGCATGGCGCAGGTGCTACGTGAGCTTGCGGACGGCCTTGAGCTGGTCGCGCGGGCGGTCCGCCGCATGGGTGAGGTGAGCACGGACGCCGCCAAGTCCACGGCGAGCATCCCGGATGCCGGTGTGTGCGGTTCGATCCGCACCACCACGGATTCCGCAGTCGACCACGAGTCGATCTTCCACAAGTACCCGTGCGTCATCGACACCAGATTCACCGCCCACGGCCACCTGCACCAGGACAAGGACGGCGACAAGTGGGCCGTCGGTGGTGTCACCCTGTGCGGCGCCGTCCCCGGTGAAGGATCACGGTTCGCATGCGTCCTCACGAAGGGCCACCACCAGACGATGCACACGGATCAGCAGGGTGACCAGTTCACCGCCTACAACTGACGACTACTGACAGGACACACCACCATGGCAAACCATCTCTACAAGGACGTGACGAAGTGAACAGGCTGATCAACAAGGCCTACGCGAATTGGGACAAGATCGCCCTGTGGGTGGTCGCCTACCTGATCGCAACCAACGCCGTCCGCTACGCCTTCGACATCCACCCCAACCAGTTTTGGCCGTGCGTCGCGATGTACTCGTTTGGTGCCTCGATGGCGGAGCTGACGAACTCCCGGTACAAGCCGATGAGTGTCCGGAAGGATGCCAAGTGAAGCGCTGCATGGCCCTTCTGGCAGCCGTTCTCCTCACTGTCGGCATGACGGCCGGATGTGGCAGCGGCAAGCCGTGCAAGACGCCTCAGGCGTCCCCCCGGATGGCACCTGCCGTGTATGAGAAGTCCGGAGGTACGTCGGGGGGCAGTCACTCTGGTGGGGGCTCACGCTTCGGCGGGTCCAAGTCCGGTGGGTCCAAGAGCGGCGGTACGAAGTCTGGTGGGAGCAAGACCGGAGGCACGACCGGTGTCACCGGGGCGGTCTCCGGGTCGAACAGGTGCCGCACGTGATGCGGCTGACCGGTGCGGTGACGTTCGGGCTGCTGACTGCGGGTGCGGTGACGGTGCTCACGGGGGCACCCCTGGTGGGGGTCGTTGTCGGGTGTGCGTGTGCGTGCTCGACGCTGGTCGGTGGCTGGAAGAAGTGACCGGCTGCTGATCGGGCGGGGTCTGGCCGGGGCTTTTGTTGAGTCCCGGCCTTTCCCTCCCCCACAGCTTGCGTGCAGCCACGCATGACGGTAGGGTGTAGACACCACCAACCACCACGGAGAAACCCATGGCACGCCACCCCGACATGACCACCCTCGGACGCAACATCCGAGCACTCCGCCACGCCAACAACTGGTCCCGCGAACGCCTCGCCGACCTCATCGCCGACATCACCGGCACCGAACCCGACACAGCCAACACCCTCGGCCAGATCGAACGCGGCTCACGCCAAACAATGAAGATCGAACGACTCCACGCCTACGCCACCGCATTCGGCGTCACCGTCGACCGACTCATCAGCGCCGGAGAATGCGGCATCTGCACCGGCCGCCCCCCGCGTTACTTCACCTGCCGAGTCTGCGGCAAGGAAGGCTGAACCGTGAACATGGCCAACTTCGGGCGGAACGTCCGCGCACTCCGCCGCGCCCTCAACATGACCCAATCCGATCTCGCCCGACACCTACCCATCCACTACGTAGAGATCAGCCGTATCGAGAACGGCATCCGCAAGACCATCCCCCGGGACCTGCACGTACAGATCGCCACCATGCTCGGAGTGCCACCCAGCAGACTCACAGACGAGACCCTCTGCGGCACCTGCCACAGCCTTCCCGCACCGTTCATGACCTGCCGGGTGTGCGGCACCGAAGGACGCTGACCATGGGCGTCTACGACGAAACCGTATACACCGCCGCATGCGACGTGTGCGACGAACTGTTCGGCGCCGAATACGACTGGTCACTCGGATGGAGCCTGTACTCAACCGAATGCGAAGACATGGCAATCCGAGGCGGCTGGACCAAGACTGACGACGAACTCATCTGCGACAGCACCGACGAAAACCACAAGACCGCACGCAAAGGCGACCCCGACACCCGACCCAAACCAGGACCCGGACAACTCGCCATCAACCTCAAGGACGCGACATGAACAAGCGAGACCAGTACATCTGGCTGATCATCATCGGCGGCTTCATGATCGGCTTCGGCCTCATCCTGAAAGGCCACCACTAATGAACGACTTCGTACTCCACTACGGCAGCTACTGCCTGGCCCCGTTCGGCCTACTCGGCATGTGGCTAGCCGGACGCCACAACCGGTGGGGATGGGCACTCAGCATGGCCACCCAAACCCTGTGGCTCGCCTACGCCTACATCACCGCACAGTACGGCTTCATGATCGGAACCGTCGCCTACGGGGCCGTCTACCTGCGCAACTTCCTACGCAAGCCCACCACCACCGGCCCCACCGTCGAACAGCTCCTCTACCTCATCGACCAGTTCACCGAAACCGGCACCTGCCAACTCGACCACAACGGCAACTGCCAAGAACACAACTGGTTCACCTGGGGCGAAGAATCATGCATCAACGAACGCGCACAGCGTGTTCTCACCGAGACAGGAACACGCCCATGACCGCCCGAGACGCCCTGTACTACGCCCTCATGACCGGAGGCATCCCCGGAACCGGCCACACCCCCGACCGCTCCACCCGCGCCACCCAACTCATGGAAGCCTTCCGGAACCAGACCCGCAGCGAAGCAGCCACCGAACAGCGAACCACACTCCTCAGCGACGGCTACGACCTGTCCTGCCGCTGCGACACCTGCACCCCATGCCTCATCCGCTACGCCATCACAGCTATCGACCCCGACACCGACTACTACGAGGATGTACCCCTGTGACCGCCCGAGACGAAGCCATCCGATGGGCAACCATCGCCGTCATGGAATACCACTCCAATGACCTCGAAGCCCCCAAACCCGAGAACATCATCCAAGCAGCCATAGACGAAGCACTCCGCGAAGCAGCACAGAACGCCCGCAACCGCTTCCACACCATCTACAACGACGCCGGATTGAAGACCGCCCAGGGACTCCTGATCGCAGCCGACATCGTCTACCCCCAATGCACCGAAACAACGATCTACTGGCCAGACGTCGAAGCCATCGACGTGAACTGTGTCCTCCGAACCGGCCACGAAGGCAACCACCAAGACAACGACGGCGACTGGAGAAACGACTGATGACCGACCACCCCGACTACGCAGCCGAAGCCCGACGCATCCTCCAAGGCATCCCCGAAGCCATCACCGAGCACTACCGCAACGACACCCCCGAGAACATGATCATCGACAGCGTCACCATGAACGTACGCATCGCCACCGCGTTCGCACTCCTCGACGTCGCCGCAGCCATCCGCGAACACGCAAACCCCACCACCATCGCCGAACAGTGCACCGACATCCTCACCATGCCCGGCCTCTACCGAGGCTGCAACCGAACCACCGGCCACGACGGATGGCACACCAGCACAGAAGGAGACTCCTGGTGAACCTCACCCAAGCCCGCACACTCCACGACCGCGACGAAGACGACCCAACACACTGCCTCACCTGCCGAGACGACAACGGCGACAGCACCCCATGGCCCTGCCCCACCGCCACCGCACTCGGAGCCACCGGCCGCAGCGAATGGACCACCCCGGACAACACCGGCCACCCCGACGAACCCTGCACCCGAGGATGCCCCCACAACACCATGACCACCGCCACCATCATCACCGTCTGCGGCGCCCGACGCCCCACAGCCAACCCCCACACCACCTACATCTGCGTACGCACCCCAGACCACACCGACGACGGCGCACACCGAGACCACATGGACCGCGACGGAGACACCTGGTGACCACCCCCACCGAACCGATCACCAACCAGGAGATCCAAGCCATCGCAGACCGTGTCACCAAAAGCCTCATCGACTACGCCATCACCGACATCCGCGACCTGATCAGCACCGACGGCATCAGCGAGACGATCAGCGACGACAAGGACAGCGACCGACTCGACCAACAAGCATTCGGAACCGTCTACGAACTCATCTGGGACCAACTCGGCATGGCTGCCGCACTAGTTCGCGACCAGATCCTCACCGAAGCCGCCGAACTGATCATCGCCGACAACGACCGACAACTCTGGGCCACAAAACCCGGCAAACACTGGGCAGCTGACCTACTCCTCGCAGCCCGAACCACCCCAGAACCAAGCGGAGACACCCAGTGACCGCCCAAACCCAAGCCGACGCAGCCAACGCAGCACAACAAGCCGCAGCAGCCGCACAAGCAGCCGCACAAGCAGCAGCAGCCCAAGCCCAAGCACTCCAACACATCAACCAACTCCAACACCTCATCACCACCCACCAGACCACACCCAAGTAACCTGATACATGCACACGCACAGACCGACAGGAGGGAACATGCCCCAAGAAGGCCAAACCGAAGGCCAAGCAACAGCCATCGGCAACGACCGAGAAACCCGCGCAATCCTCCTCTACAGCTCCGGACTCACCCTCGAAGAAGTCGCCCAACAACTCGGCTACGCCAACCACTCCGGCGCCCAAAAGGCCGTCATGCGCGGCCTCAAGAAACGCGCCCAGGAAACGTTCGAAGCCCGAGACGAGATGATCGCCAAACAGCTGGAGATCATCCGGGTGTGCGTCCGGGGCCAGATGCCCGCCGTCGCGAAGGGCAACCAGCGGGCCGTTGAGGTACTCGTCAAGGCACTCGACCATGAGGCCCGGCTGCTGGGCCTGTACGCCCCCGTGAAGGCAGACGTGAAGATCACCGACGCCCTTCAGGCAGAGATCAACGACTTGGTTGAGGTCATGGCCGCGTTGGACGCCGTAGAGGCGCAGCAAGCCATCGCGAAGGCACGCGGATGACCGACCACCTGTGGATCTGGCGCCTAGTCGAATGCCCGGTGTGTGAGGTCGACAAGGGCGTCAAGTGCCTGCACGCGCAGCGAGCCACCAGCCGTGGCTACGAACGCGGTGCCAACGCCGTGTGCGTGAGCCGGTACAGGGTGTGGGACCGGCGCCGCAAGTACTGGCGGGACAGTGACCACGGAGGCCTGTCCGGCGGCATCCTGGAGAAGCGCTTGGCGTACTACCGGGCAGCGCGGGCGGAGAGGCTCGCAGCCCGGTCAGGGCAGGGCTGACAGGGGGCGCAGCGGGGTCGTAGAGGCCTTGCTGCGCCCCATCCGTTGGTCCGGGTAGCCACGGGCGAAGCCCGTCCCCGCTGGAAGCGCTACGGGGCTGAGGTCAACACAACCCCTTCGCTCCGCTGGGGGTAGAGATCAAGAGGGATTTGCGTTTGCGCAGGTCAGCGCGTTGCTGTCATAACATTTTGAGCATACGTCCTATGCCGAAAATGTCATCACAGGCGCCGTTTGATATGCCCATGTGAGCAGTGCTACCATGCCGACCTAGGCATACGCACGGCGAAGGGTCATAGTGCCATACGTCAAGCGGCACACCAGAAAGGGAAGACTGTTCGTCATGCTGACAACCAAAGTCATGGATGAACTCGAAGCCGACAAGACCCTGACCGCCCTCGACTTCCGACTGTTCATCGCCATGGCGCGGCGCGCAGACGATGCCGGTTACGTAGAGATCACGTCAGCTGAACTGTCGGACATCATCAACTGCACGCCTGCGAACGCGTCCCGGTCGCTGACGAAGCTGCACCGGGACAAGAAGATCATCCGTAAGGTTCGGGACGGCATGTACAGGATCAACCCGTCGACGGTCGTCCCCGTCGACATCGACCACCGCGACTACACCTGACAGGACACACCACGATGGCAAAGCCGTACTTCTGGCAGATCAGCACCTTCTGGATCACCCGTCAGGGCGCCCAGATCCACAACAGCTACAGCGGCGTCATCGAACCGATGGGCCGGGAGACCCGCTACGCCCTGTACATGCGCATCCTTCAGCACCTGCACAACACCTACCAGGTGCCGGAAGACGCCTGCATCTCCCTGAACCACCTCGCACCCAACGACCTCTGACAGGAGACACCACCATGAGCAACCCCTACGGGCCCCCGCAGGCCCCGTACCCGCCCTACCAGCAGAACATCACCATCACCACCCGCCCCCGGCAGTCATGCGCCGTACACGCGATCCTCGCCCTGTTCACCCTCGGGCTTGGGAACATCGCGTACTCCATCTGGCACCACCACCGGTACAGCCGGTGACCGCCCGGGATCTGCTCGGGGCTTTCGCTCATGAACTAGCGGAGCAGCAGAACGCGTGGGCGGTACAACAGGCAGAGTTGGAGCAGCGTCTAGCGTTCGCTGAGCGCACGGTTGAGCATCTGCGTAAGAGCCACGTTGAGCGCAGTGCCGCTGAGGCGGACAGGCGTGACCACGCCCTCGGCTACGAGTCGAAGCTACTCCGTGCCCAGGTTCAGGCCGGGATCAACCTGGACCGTGCCTTCAGGGCGGAGAGGGAAGTCCGCAGGTGGGTGCACAGGGCCTTCCAAGCCGAGCGGCAGCTAGCCCACCTGACCGAGCCGAGGTGACCACATGACCGAGTACCCCGGGCACGGCACTGTCCGCATCCATCTCGAATTGGATGATGAGGACCAGCTGACCATTCACCACGCATGCGTGACGGACGACCCCAAGCACGTGTACGAGATCCCCGTCCGCACGTGGGAGACGTGGACGGCTGTCCGTATGGCATACGCGGCGATGGTCGATGACATTGCGTACACGTACGTGTTCCCCCGGCGCGACCAGGAGGAGGAGGAGTGAGCCTGTACGAGAGCATCGCCGACGAAGACCCGTACGACGATGCCAACCTTCCGCTGGTCAACCCTGACCGTGGCGGAACCACCGGTCACCCATACGGGGCCACCTCCTCTGTCGAAACCATCCAAGAGAAGCTCAGGCGCCTTGAGAGGCAGCTCGCTAGGCAGAAGCGGCGTGCTGCCCGTGCCAACGAAGCGGCCGAACAGCTGCGCCTTGACGTGATCAACCTGCGCCGTCGGGCGGTCTATGCGGAGCAGTCGGCCAAGTGGTGGAAGAGCGATGCCACGCGCGCGTTCTACGCCAACGCGCGCACGCTGATCAGAGGGCAGGAGCGGTGAGCGTCGAATGCCCCGACTGCGGCTACCTCTGCTTTGCAGATGCGGATATGGCGCGCGGGATCGTCGTGCAATGGCACACCGACTCCTACCACGACCGCGTACGCCGTGACCTGCTGCGCGCCATGACAGCTGCACTCAAAGGGCGCGTAGCAGCCACAGCGGGGCACAAGGTAGTCATTCGGTTCACTGCCTCTCATGCCTGGTTCGAGTGCGCTTGTGGGGATAGCGGCTTCCCCCAGGACTGGTCAGGCGCAGCGATCTTCCATGGCAGGCGGCATCTCGAACGTGTCGGCCAGCAGATCATCAACCCGAAGCAGTGGCGTGACCCATTGGAGCAGTGGTGATCGTCCTTGAGCGTGCCCCGTTGGATGAAAGCGGCTACCGGCCTGAGCACCCGCCCATCAACGGGCGTATCCCGGCCGTCGTCCGGCGCTTCGGACCGCGCACACAGATCCGGTGGTTCAGCCGCTTCCACAAGCTCCTCGCTGCTCCGTGGCCTGACGGCTCCGACCACTTCTACCTGTCCAGCGTTGACCACCGTGGCCGCTGCTGCCAGGAGTGCGAACGGCAGCCGACATACCTCAGGTGGAACGACCCGGTGATCGAAGGTCCGTGCTGCTGCAAGGCCACGCCCCCGGAGGGTCCACGTGAGGTGGCTGCGCGGCGTCTCGCGTGCTTCAGGGACGGATGCCCCGGTGAGCTTGGCGCAGCGTGCCATGACGGGAACCTGTACGGGGACTGCGGACAAGGATCGTGCTACGGGGCTGATGAGTACTGGGGGCCGTGCGGCTGCGCCTGCCACACATAGAACGCACACGAAACGTTCACATGGCAGGCACCAAACCCACCCACCCGGAACCCCACCACACACGTACCGTCAACACCGCACACCACCAAGTCACCCCCCTTGCCAGGAGAACCCACATGGCATACGGAATCGTGATCGTAGACGACGACGGAACCGAGACACCCGTCTACGCCCGCCCCAAGTCCTTCACCACCAGCACCGACGACCACGGCGCAGCAGTCCACATCGTGTGGTGCAAGAAGCAACTCATTGACGACCCCGAGGGGTACATGGCCGTCACCGGCGCATGGCCTGGCGAGGAAGCCGTCCGCGTGTCCGTCCGCGTTGACGGCGAAGACCACCAGAAGTTCTACGGCGCCGTTACCGAAGTCGGCTGGACCAGCGACGACGTGTGTATCACCGCGAAGGAAGGTGCGCACACCCCCATCGAGATGACCATCGTCGCGGACCCCGACGACCCGGCCAGCCAGCGCGCAGTCATCACCGTGGACAACCACGGCGCCGGAGACGTTGCCATCGACTTCGGCGACGACACCCCGAACGAGCCGAACCCGGGCGACGGCACCACCGAGACCGTTCACACCTTCGACCCGGGCATCTACACCGTCACCGCTACCGACGTGGACAGCCCCACCCGGACTGTGAGCAAGGTCATCACGGTACCGTTCCCGAACCCGGACATGGACATGGTGGTGACGATCGTCGCCGAACCGTCCGACTCCAGCCACCAGGTCGGCAGCATCGTTGTCGACAACAAGGGCAACGGCCCGGTGGTGATCTCGTTCGGTGACGGAACCCCGATCGCGAACAACACGGGCAACGGCGTCACGCCGACTGTCCACGCGTGGCGCGTCCCGGGCACGTACACCGTCACCGTCACCGACATCGACCAGCCGTGGCGGTACGTCATGGTTGAGGTGGCGGTTCCGTTCCCTGGCTGACATCTGCTGGGGGGGTACGGAACGGACGTAAGATCGTTCCGTGAGCAGCAGGGCGGAAGAGATAGCGGCGCGGCTGGAGAAGCTACCTCCGGCCGCGCTCGCTGCTGTCCGCGACCAGCTAGCCGCGAAGGTTCAGGAGCGCCGCTACAACCTGTGGCAGCCCTACCCGTGGCAGGTGTGCCCGGGTGAAGTCCCTGCCATGGGCGCATGGGTACTGGGCGGCGGCCGTGGCGTCGGTAAGACCGACGCCGGGGCACGCTACATCCTCGACCACGTCGCCGGACCTCCGTGCGACCAGCGGATCACCGGAGGGCACCGGATAGCGATCATCGCGCCGACGCTCGGTGACGCATCCGAATCGGCTATCTCCGGCCCGTCCGGACTCCAAACCCATGATCCGCGCGTCAAGGTGACCACCTCCCATGGAGGCACGCACGTCATCTTCCCCAACGGGTCACGCGGCAAAGTGTTCGGCGCGCATACCAAAGCCGACATTGAACGGCTGCGCTCCGGCGGTAACAGGTGCTGTGTGTGGCTTGAGGAAGCGGCAGCAATGCGCTACCTCGATGCGGTGATCACCCACTCGAAGATGGGCCTGCGTATCGGTCCGCGTCCGCACTACGTGGTGACTACCACGCCGAAGCCACGCGCGGAGATCATCAAACTGTGGGATTCCCCCAAGACGCTCCTCACCAAGGGGCGCACTCTCGACGCGTACCACCTGCCACCGGAGATGCGGCAGGAGCTGTTGGATGAGTACGGCGGAACGAACCTGGGCCGTCAGGAGTTGGACGGAGAGATCCTCACCGATGTGCGCGGTGCACTCGTGTCCCGTGTGCACCTCGACCGGTCCCGTGTCCCTGAGGCGCCTGACCTCAACCTGATCGCGATTGGCTTCGACCCGAACGGAACCGGTACCGGGGATGAGTGCGGGATCGTCGCCGTCGGCCGTGGCACAGACGGGGACGCGTACGTGCTCGCCGACGCGTCCACGAAGAGCACCGGCCGGGACGCTGCGCTCCGCGCATGGGCCCTGTTCGATGACCTTGAGGCTGACGTCCTGGTGGTGGAGGACAACTTCGCGAAGTCATGGCTGCGTCAGGTTCTGGTCGACGCGTGGAAGGAAACCCACGACGATGAGAACCCGCCCATGAAGACCGTCAACGCAGGCCAGGGGAAGGCCCTCAGGGCGCAGCCGATGGCCATGCGGTTCGAACAGTCCCGGGTTCACATCGTCGGGACTCTTGACCGCCTTGAGGCGCAGTTCGCCACGTGGGTGCCCGCTGAGACGCCGGATTCCCCGGACAGGATTGATGCCGCCGTGCATGCGTTCGCGTACATACGGGGCAAGGAGAAGTCCCGCGCGAAGATCTCCACCCCCGCGAACCTCGGAGCCCTTCGCTAACGTATGCTGTGGCACCCGAACGTCTCCCCGACGCTAACGGGACCGGCCCACCACATCCCCCCAGTGTGGTGGGCCTTTATGTTGCGTGTACGCCTATCATGTGCAACATGATCTCCGTCATGGCTTTCGCCGTCGCCGCGCTCGCCACGGCAAGGATTACCCGGCTGATCACCACCGACTATCTGACGGCCGTCCCCCGGGCATGGCTGATCAACCGGATGGGTACCGGCAGCAAGATCTCATATCTTGTGGCGTGCCCGTGGTGTTCCTCCATGTGGGTTGCCGCAGCCGCTGCGCCCGCCTTCTACTGGTGGCATACGAACCCGTGGGTTCAAGTACCAGCCGTAGCGTTGGCCATCTCACAGGCCGTAGGCATGATGTCCCGGTTTGGAGATGATGACTGATGGCAGTGTTCCGCAAGCCGTCCACGCCGACTGTGGAGAAGCCCCGGGCTATCGTGGCGTCCGCGATGCGCTTCGACTTCGGGGGCGCGCAGACGTGGCGGGTCATCCCCGACGGTGACCGGAAGTGGCAGCAGGAAGCCTGGTATCAGTGGGACATCTGCGGTGAGCTGAGGTATGCGGCCGGTTGGAAGGGCAACGCGTGTGCTCAGGCGACCCTGTACGCCGCCGATGTCGATCCGTTGACGGGCCGTCCGACCGGGCCGACGGAGAACGTCAAGATCCAGAAGATCACTGACAGCATCCTGGGCGGCCCCGTACAACGCCCTCAGCACATCCGCGCCATGGCGATCAACCTCGAAATGGTCGGCGAGGTGTACGTGGTCGTACTCGCCAACGCGTTCGGGGCAGGCCTCGATGAGTGGCTGGTCGTCTCCTCAACGGAGATGAAGCTGTCCGGCTCCACAGTCGAGTTCGTGTACCCGAAGGACGGGAAGCCACGCAAGCTAGGTGGCAACGACCTGCTGATCCGCATCTGGCAGCAGCACCCCCGCCTTCAGCTCAACGCGGACTCCCCGGTACGCGCACTGCTGCCCACCCTCCGTGAGATCGAACGGTCATCCCAGAACATCGCCGCGCGCCTTGACTCCCGTCTGGCATCGGCGGGCATCCTGCTGCTCCCCGACACGATCGACTTCCCGGCTGGAGATGATGACCCGGAAGGCCCGACCGGGTTCATGGAGATGTTCGCGGAGTCGGCGCAGCGCGGCTTGTCGAATCCTGGTTCGGCTGCGGCGCAGGTGCCGATCACGATCGAAGTCCCCGTTGAGTCGATGGACAAGATTCAACACCTGACGTTCGAGACGGAGATCTCCAAGGAAGTCATTGATCTCCGCGAAAAGGCGATCGGCCGTATCGGCACTGGTATGGACCTGCCCCGCGAAGTCCTCGAAGGGATGGGCAAGTCGAATCACTGGTCGGCGTGGCAGGTCGAAGAGTCGACGTACAAGACTCACCTCCTGCCGCTCCTCGACCTGATCTCCGACGCCCTGACGACCGCGTACCTGATTCCGACGGCTGTCGCTGCGCGCATCCCGACGCCAGAGAACTACATGCTGGCATTCGACGGGTCGTCGCTGATCGGTCAGCCCGATCCGCTTCAGGACTCGTTGGAGCTGTTCGACCGGGGCATCATCACGGGCGGTGCCGTGCGGACGATCAACTCTGTGCCTGACGAGTACGCGCCGGAAGGCGTGGAGCGGCTTCAGGCACTCGCTGAGCGGCTGGTGATCGCAGCTCCGACACTCATTCAGGAACCTGAGCTGAGGCGTCTCCTGGGGTTCACGGAAGCCCCTACGCCCATTCCTGCCGTGGGCGCTGCACCGGCCGTCACCGCACCCGCCGAAGGGGAGCAGCAGCCGGAGACCGGGCCGCCTTCCCGGACCGCTTCAGCGGACTTCTACGCCGCTTCCCTTGCGGTGACGTACGCCCTCGAACGCGCCGGAAACAAGATCCTCAACACGCAGCGCCTCAAGGCAGAGTTCTCCCACATCCCCCGGCATGAACTGCACGTCCGTATCAAGCCCGACCCGGACAGGCACGGAGACCTGCTCGCGGACGCGTGGCGGCATGCCCCACAGCTCGCCGTCACATTCGACCTGGACCGGTACGCGCGGGCACTCCTCGCCACCGGGGCCCCCCACACGGACGACAACCTCAGGGAATGGCTGGACCTTCGTGGATGACGCCCTGTGGTCCCTCGTAGCTGACGCGTCAGAGGACGCCGTCAGCCGGTCGTGGCTGTCCGCCGCACGCACCTGGACAGACCGCGTACGCGGACACGTCATGGGCCCGTACCGGTCCGCCAAGCAGGCACCCGACCCGGTCATGGTCCTGTCCGACCAGGGCCTGTGGGTGGAACAACTGAACCAGAAGGTACGCCCCACGATCCTCGACGTCCTGCGGGGGGCGTTCCGGAAGGTGTCCGGGCAGGAACCACCGGACGGCTTCGACCAGGCCCAGTACGTCACGAACTACCTGAACGCGTCCGTGAACCGCATGTCGAACACCCCTGACCAGGTGTACCGGCAGATCGCTCAGGCACTCGCCACGGGCGTAAGCGAGGGGGAGTCGATTCCGGAGCTTGCGGCGCGGGTGGAGGAGATCCTCACCGTGACCGAAACCGGGACGTGGGGGAACCGGGCTGCGACCGTTGCCCGCACTGAAGTGACCAGTGCGAACGGGGCGGGGGCGTTGGCTGCGGGGGCGCAGCGGCAGGCTGAGGAACGGCAGCCGATGGTGAAGACGTGGGTGGCGACGACCCGTCCGCCGTCGTCTCTACGAACCCGCCCGGACCATTTGGAAGCGGACGGCCAGACGGTTCCGCTCACGGACCCGTTCATCATCGGCACGTCACCGATGCAGTACCCCGGTGACCCGCGCGGCCCGGCGAATGAGGTGGTGAACTGCCGGTGCACGCTGATCGTGCGCGGGGCAGATGAGGCGCCTACGAGCACCGTCGACCGCCAGTTTCCCGGAGGCACGAATGGCTGACCACGGAACGATCATCGAAAGGAACACCCATGGCTGACACGTGGACTGCCGTAATCGGCCGCCTCGGAGTGCCCACCGGGGATGGCCGTGTCATCGTCCCCGACGGGTTCACGACCCGCACACTTCCGCTCCCCCTGATGTGGCAGCGGGAGTCGGACGACGCCCACCAGGAAGCCGTCACCGTCGGCCGGATCGACACGATCACCCCGGACCTTGTAACCGGCATGGTCAACGCCACGGGTGTTCTCCTCGACCCGGACATCTTCGATGAGGTCGCTCAGGTCGCGGAGCTGATCCGTAACCGAATCGTCGGCCCGTCGATGGACGCCGGGGCGTGCGAAGTCGAATGGATGGTCACTGGCGGGGGTGAGGGGTACTACGACAACGGAGGTTGGAATGAGCCGAAGCCTTACAGTGAACTTTGCATGTTCACTCGATACGAATGTGCGGGGGTGACTCTGGTGTCAATTCCAGCGTTCTCTGACGTGTCCATCGAGCTTGGCGGCCCGGAGTCCGTGACTGCCGCTGTGCGGTCGTCCGGCTGGTCTTCCATGCCCGTGGCCGACCTCGACACGGCATGGTCCGGGTCGGGCGCAGCGGGCCGCGTGTTCGACTGGGCGACGTCCGGTGACAGCACCGACTGGGGGAAGTACGCGAAGGCGTTCCTGTGGAAGGACGACGATGCGGATCCTGAGACGAAGGGCGCGTACAAGCTTGGTGTTGCCGATGTGATCGGCGGGCAGCTTGAGATCGTTCCGAAGGCTGTGTATGCGGTCGCTGGTGTCCTGAACGGGGCCCGGGGTGGGACGACGATCCCGGAGGCCGATCAGGCGAAGCTGAAGAGTGTCGTGTCGGGCCTGTACCGGAAGATCGCCAAGGCGGCCGGGGACAAGACCATCATGGCGCCTTGGGACTCCATGTCGGCTTCCGCTGCTCCCGCGCTGCCGCCGCTCGGCTGGTTCACCGATCCGCATCTGGAAGGCCCCACCCCGGTCACGATCACCGCTGATGGGCAGGTGTTCGGCCACGCCGCGCTGTGGGAGACCTGCCACGTCGGCATGCCCGGCTGCGTGACGGCCCCGGTGTCGATGTCCAACTACGCGTACTTCACGGTCGGCGCGACGCTCACCGACGCTGGTGAGATCCCCACGGGGAAGCTCACCGTGGGTGGCGGTCACGCTGATGGCGAGCTTGGCTTCACCGCAGCGTCGGAGCACTACGACAACGTAGGTACGGCCGTGGCGACGGTCACCGCAGGTGAGGACGAGCACGGTATCTGGGTGGCCGGTGCGCTGCTCCCCGGTGCGACGGACGCGCAGGTGGAGGCGCTCCGTCAGTCGCCGCTGTCGGGTGACTGGCGCCGCATCGGTGGGAACCTTGAACTGGTTGCCGCACACGCGGTGAACGTTCCCGGGTTCCCGGTCCCGCGCCCGCGCGCGGTCGTCGCGTCGGGTGGGGAACAGCTGTCGCTTGTCGCGTCGGCACGGTTCCCGGAAGCGAAGCCTGCTGCGCCTGTGATCGACCAGAAGCTGTTGGCGCTGGACATTGCCGAGGCTCTGATCGCCGCTGGTCTGCGGGATCCGGAGCCCGTTGTTGTGCCGAGCGTTGATCTTCAGGTGGATGATGGTGAGCGTCGTCGCGCGTCGGCGCGGCTCGCGATGATCCGAGAGGGTGTGTGACGGTGGCGTGTTCGTGCGGTGGCGGGTCTCAGGCGAACGTTCAGTACGAGGTTCAGAAGCCTGACGGGTCGGTTGAGATCGTGGCTACGCCGGGTGAGGCGCGGGTGATCCGTGCTTCGGCTGGTCCGGCGACGATCGTCCGGCAGGTCCCGAAGGACAGCTAGGCTGGGCGTGCGGGCCACGTCGCTCACTCGTGGCAACGGTGAAGCCCCCGACGATCTGACGCGTCGGGGGCTTCCTGCGTTCTGGTCAGAACTTCAGGTTGACTGCCTTACGGATCAGCTTCGCTACCTCGGAAGACTGCTCCACACCGTCTACCAGAAGCGTTGCGCCCTTAAAGCGACGTGCCACGTTCTCAATGATCTCCCGGGTTACCTCCGGGCGGGAGATACGGACCTTGTACTCAGGGGTCGCGTTGACCCCCAGAGCTCCCCGGACCTTCATGATCAGCCGACCGGCGTTCAGGGTGTCCGGGGTGACCGACTCCACGGTGACCCAGCCCTTACGGGTCTCCATGGCAGCGGTGCTCCGGTAGTGCCACACCACATCCCCGGGCTTCAGGTCGGCCAGGTCCACAGTGCAGCGCTCGGCGATCGCAGCGTCATAGGCCTTACGGGCCGCCTTCCCGTTGCGGCTCAGTACCTTCCCCGTGCCGCTGCAGGTGAAGCAGCGGCCGTTGTCCACCAGGCTGGGGTAGGTGCCACCACCGGAGCAGCGGCCACACTCGGTGGTCTCGAAGCGGATCGATGTCTTCTTGGGGGCCGAGGCGGCCGGGATCCCGGCGTCGACGGCGGCCGGTGTGGCGGCATCGATGCAATCCTGGCAAGCGGGCTTTACACCGATGAGGCGACCGAAGTCGACAGTTCCGGCAGCCTTCACGTTGTTCCATCCGTGGGAGGCATCGGCCCAGCAGAGTTTGTGGGTCCCGTTGTACTTCTCGGTGGCTGCGATGATCTGTCGGGCCGTCATGGTCTGCATGGTGTCCTCCGGTGTTGTGGTGTGACACCAGTATTGCATGCGCCCATGCACGTGTCCATAGGGACTGACCAGAGAACTAAGCCGTCAGCTCCAACACCGCCGGACGATGCCCAGCCTGAACCAACAGAGACCGGATGTACTCCACACCCTTCGGCGTGACATGCGTCGTACGCGCACCGATCGGCAACCCATCCTCACGCGTGATCAGCTCACCCGTCTGCGCGTTCCGCCGCACCGCACCCTCAACCGTGAACCGGCCAGCATCGATGTGCTGCTGATACGGCATGTTCCTGCGGGTGCCCTCCGTCATGAGGACACCACGGGACCTGAGGAACGCATGCAGCTTCACCGGGCCCATGTCCGGCACGGCGAGCATCTTCGCTACCTCACCCACCAGATACTTCCCCGTGGCGGACAGGTACGTGTCGAACGCCTCGACCTTCGGCGCAGCAATGGCGAGCTGCGCCTTGGCCTGCTCTGCCTGCTCGGCGGCATCAGCAGCCGCACGCAGAGCCTCTGCGTAGGTCTTCGGCACGGCAACGTACTGGCCGGTCTTGCGGATCGCGGGGATCACGTCGGACACGATCCAGCGCCGGAAGTCCCGTGCCCACGGCTTGCGACTGTCCAGGATCAGGTCATACAGCCCGGACTCATTCGTGGCGTGAACCTTCTGCTTCCGTCCGAGCGAATCGATGACCTCGACAGTATCGAGGTCATCCCCGTTCAGACGCCGCGCAGCATCGGACGGGTTACCAATGCCGAGGTTCTTGCACACGTCGGCGACGACGAACCACGGTTCATCGTTGATCGTGACGGTGCGGACTTCGTAGCCCGTGTCGGGGAACACAAACCGGCTGGTGTTGTCGACGGTGGTCATCGGGGCCGTTTCCTTATCTCGCGTCTCAACGGCGAAGTATGCCCGCGCGTCACGAACCTGCGGCTTGTCAGGGTCGGCGTACAGGGCTGTGAGGTGACAGGCGATACGGGTGAGCTGATAGTCCCCCGGGATGGAGACCCGCCCCATTCTTTCCAGCTGCCGCACGAAATGCCGGTCGACGTAGGGTGCCTGCCCGTACTGGTCGACATGATCAACGGCGAGAGCGGTCGCAGCCTTGTTGATGGTCTTCGCGAACTCCGCCCATTCGCTGTAGCCGAACAGTGGCATGAGTTCACTGGCGAGCCAGTACTCACTTCCCTGAAACCTTCCGGTCCGCATGATCGAACCGAAGGTCGGTGGTGAAGCTACGATGTCTCCGGACATGGACGTGCCTCCGTGTTCTGCCCCCGACGGTTCCGGCCGTTCGGGGGCGCCTTTGTTCCACCAGCGTAAGACCGCCGTCCGACACAATGCCCGTTGATCACAGCGGTGGTACTCTGCCCACATACGGCCTACGCCGTACCAAAAGCGAACAGCGGATGCCGGGCGAAGCCGGTCCGCAACCTGTCCACCTTGAAAGAAAGGGGGGCTTGTTGTGGACCCGTCCACCGAGCCCAACACTCCGGGCGTTGAGCCGGACACCGAGACCACCGAGACCGTTCCGGTCGTTGAGACCGCCGAACAGCTCGCGGAGCTCACCGACGAGCAGGTAGAGGCCGTCATCACGGAGGCCACCGACGCCGCTCAGGCAGCCGTCGACGCTGAGACGTTCGTGGAGCCCGTGTTCGAGGCCGCTCTCGCCCGTGCGACCGCCGCGAAGGGCGAGCTGTCCGCACGGCAGGCGAAGGCTGCTGCTCTCGCCACTGCGAAGGCGAAGGCCGCTGAGCTGTCCGCGACCCGCCCGGTCGCTACGGTTCCGTCCGTCGCCGCGATCGCGAAGACCGTCCCCGTCGTTCCGAACGGCAGCGCCCCGCTGTTCCGCCTTGAGGTGCCGACCGACGCGCACAACCTGGTGAACGGCCGCCCCCAGGGTGCGGAGTACGCGTCGTTCGCTGAGGTCGGTACCGCGCTGCACCGTCGCCTCGACTCGTACCACGGCGTGAAGGGCAGCTCGCTGTCCCACGAGCTTGCCGTGATCAGGCGCAATTGGGGCCCGGAGCTGACTGTCAACCGGGACGACACCGACGACTCGGTGATCCGCAACGTCCGCTCGGAGCGTCGCCTGTCCGGCGGCAGCCTGGCGCGCGCGTGGGCCGACGGTGTGAAGAAGCTGGGCGACAACGCGAACTCTCTGACGGCCGCCGCAGGATGGTGCGCCCCGTCCGAGACCCTGTACAGCCTGTGTGAGCTGGAGTCCATGGATGGACTCCTCGATGTGCCGACGGTCACCGCTTCGCGGGGCGGTCTGCGCTGGACCCAGGACCCGACGTACCCGGACCTGGATGCCGCCGCGAACTACACGCACCTCACCGAGGCGCAGGTCATCTCCGGCACCGCGAAGAACTGCGCGCCGATCCCGTGCCCGACGTTCACCGACACCCGCCTCGATGTGTCGGCGACCTGCATCACCGGTTCGTTCCTTCAGCTGCGCGGCTACCCGGAGCTTGTTCAGCGTTGGGTGCGCGGCGCTCTGACCGTTCACGCGCACAAGGAGAACGAGGACCGTATCGCGGCGCTGGTCGCCCGTGCCGGTGCTGTGACTCCGATCGTCGCCCCGGTGGAAGACTCCATCATCGCGGCGCTCCTGTCGGGCGTTGAGGCTGCCGCTGAGGACATCCGGTACCGCTACCGCATGTCGTTCAACGACACGATGGAGGTCATCCTCCCGCACTTCGTTCTGCCGCTTATGCGCGCGGACTTCGCGCGTCGTTCCCAGGGTGACCTGGGCCTGACGAACGCGATGATCGCGACGTGGTTCGCGGTCCGCAACATCCGCCCGCAGTTCGTCTACGACTGGCAGGACGGCTACTCGGGTGGCGGTGCGACGTCCCCGGGCGGTGACGCCACGGCCCCGTTCCCCCTCACCCTGGTGCCCGCCTCGGGTTCGGTCGAGTTCCTGATCTACCCGGCCGGTGCTGTCGTTCTGGCGCAGCAGGACGTCATCACGCTGCGCTCCGTGTACGACTCCACCAACCTCGCTCAGAACCTTTACACGGAGCTGTTCACTGAGGACGGCTGGGCGCTGATCTACCCGTGCCCCGGCCTGCGCCGCTACTCCGTCCTGGCTTGCCCGGGTGGCACGGTCGGCTTCCGCGCTGACCTCGGCTGCGTCGCCTGATCCACCCCCTAGTACTGGCCGGGTCCCCTACGCGTCCGGGGACCCGGCCATCAACCGAAGGGAGGTGACGCAATGGCAGCAATCACGCCACCGGTACTTGTTGACGCGCCCTCCCCTGGGGTGCTCCGGTACGGCCTGTTCAACGCGGCGAACATCCTGCCGATCCCGGATCATGCCCGGGTTGGTGGGGTGGAGTTCCAGCCGGATGCGTGCGGTATCGCGCGTCCGTACACGGCCGAGTGCCCGATCACCAATCAGGACCTGAAGACGTTCGATGACGACACGGACACGATGCCTACGGCGCCGTTCACCGTGTACGCGTCGGGCGTGTGTGCGCCGGTCGGCCGGGACGCCCAGGAGCATGCGCGGCGCGTGTCCGCGAAGCTCCTTGCGGGTGAGCAGACCGTTGTGGAGCGTGCCCTGTGGAACGGTGCGGGGGTCGGCGCTACGCCGAACCTGACCAGCAACGTGGGTACCGTCGTCGCGCCGTCTGCCGCTACTGGCTTCGGGGCGCGCGTGGCAGCCCTGGAAGCGGCGTTCTACGCCGTGTACGGCTATCAGGGGACCATTCACGTCAACACGGCCGCAGAGGGCGCAGCAGCGTTCGGCAACATGCTGATCCGCCCGGACACTCCGGACGTTCCGGCGCACCTGGTCACCCCGATCGGGTCGGTGTGGTCGTTCGGTGCCGGTTACGACATCACGGGTCCGGCTGGTGTGGCTCCGGCTGCCGGGTCGGTGTGGGCTTTCATGACGCCGGTTGTCACGATCTGGCGGTCTGACATCACGGTGCCCGATCCGGCGATGACGTTCAACCGCACTACCAACGAGATGTTTGCGGTAGCTGAGCGTGACTACACGCAGTCGTGGTTGTGCGACACGGTGTTCGCGATCCAGCTTCCGTTGGAGGCAGCGTGAGCGCCCTGATCATTCCCGACAAGGGACACGAGCAGGAAGTAGCGGCTGCTCTCCTGTCCCTGGCGGATCACCCGCGTGACGTCGTCACGAACACCGATTCGGGATTGGCGTTCGTCGTCCCGGACAAGCTTGCTGACCTGTACGCGGACGCGATGCGCGCCGCTTCTCAGGCAGGCGAAACCGCCACGCGTAAGGGCGGCCGACCGAAGAAGGAGGGTAGCTGATGCCCGCGATCTGCCCCAAGATCGTCCGTGGCCGTGTCATGCGGATCACGAAGCTTGACTCGTGTGGCGTTCCGGTAACCGGTCCGTCGTCGATCGTGACATCCACCGGATTCATCGCGATCAACGCAAGCCCGCAGTACGAAGACGCAACGCCGATCCGGGTAGAGGCCGCTAACGGCGTCCTCTGCATCAACGACCCCGGCTGCCCGCAGTTCTCTGACATCGACCTGGAGATGCAGTTCTGCGGCGTCGACCCGGACATGTTCGGGCTGATCACCGGCGACCCGGTGGTTCTCGATGACGCAACGCCGACCCCGAACAGTGTCGGCTTCCGCATCCGTGGCCAGGATCTGTGTGACACGAAGTTCGGCCTTGAGGTGTGGTCGGACATTTCCGGCCAGACGTGCACGGCCGCAACGAAGCAGTACTGGTACCACCTGTTCCCGTTCGTCGGGAACGCGCAGTGGGGTGACTTCTCCATCGCGAACGATGCCGTGAACTTCACCATCTCGGCTTCGACCCTGGTCGGTTCCGGCTGGGGTGTCGGTCCGCAGAACGTGATCAACGTGCTGCCCGGTCCGATTCCGGGGAAGCTCCTGACGCCGATCACCGCGCAGGACCACTACCACGGTCAGGTCACCACCCTCGCCCCGCCCACGGCCGCGTGTGGTGCGACCGCTCTCGCCTGATCGTCCGTTCCCACCGGGGAGGTAACACGCCATGCCGCTTGCCCAGTACACGGCAACGCTGTTCTTCCCCGGTGGTAACCGGGCAGTCGGTGCCAGCGTTGTCGTGTCCATTCAGGCATCGAACCAGGTCCCGTTGCTGTTCGCCGACGCCGCCGGAACGATTCCTGTCCCGGTCACGATGACGGCCGACGGCGCGGGAATGATCACGTTCTATGCCGCCCCCGGCTACTACCTCGCCAACCTCGCAGAAAGCCTGTTCCCGATCCCTCTCGACCCGGGGTTCAGCACTGCGACGTGGCCGAACACGTACATCCACGTGCAGACAGTTCCTGCTCTGATGTGGACGGTGGATCACTTCTTCGGAGTCGTACCTTCCGTTGATCTGGTCATGTCTGGCAACCAGGTCGAGGCTGAAATCGACCACCCGTCTGTGACGCAAACGATCATCACGTTCACGACCGCGCAGACAGGCGCCGCTTACCTTCGGAGGTAGCCATGGCCATTGAGTTTTTCGCCGACCTCGACCTGAACTCCAACCTTCTGCACGAGGTCGGGAACGCCGTCCTCGACACCGACGGCCCGAACTACGGGCAGGTGAAGCAGGCCGTTCGCGATCTGGACTGGAAGAACTCCGTACGGGTCGCGTCCGCCTCGAACATCAACCTCGCTGCGCCCGGCGCCAACGTCGACGGTGTCGCCATGAACGTTGGTGACAGGTTCCTCGCCCGTGGCCAGACCCTCGGCGCGGAGAACGGCATCTACGTGTGGCAGGGCGCAGCGACTCCCGCCACCCGTGCCGTGGACGCCGACAACGCGACCGAGATCAACGCTGGCATGACGGTCTCGGTTGAGGAGGGAACCAACGCCGACCAGCTGTGGATGCTGACCACGGATAACCCGATCGTGGTTGGCACGACGATCCTCACGTTCAAGCTGATCGGTGGCTCGCCGTACACGACGCTGGTCGGTGACGGTGTCACGCAGACGCTGGTGGTCACGCACAACCTGAACCAGGAGGTTCAGGTGACGGTGTACCGCAACAGCGCTCCGTTCGTTGAGGTGCAGCCGGAGGTCCGGCACACGGACCTGAACACGACGACGCTGCGGTTCACTCCGGCTCCGGCCGTCAATGAGTTCAAGGTGGTTATCGGCTGATGCCCAATGAGCAGTGGGCGCCTCTGACGTTGGCGCGTACCACGTCTACGCCGTCCGACGCTCAGGAGGGGTCGATCTGGTGGCGCAGTGACCTGGATCAGCTTGATGCCTCGGACGGGAACGCTGGCATTCCTCTGACGATCGGGCCGACGGGTAACCTTCCGGTGATCCGGTCGACGGCGTGGCATGCCCTTCCCCCGTTCGGGACGGTCGGCACGGCGAACTTCCCGGATGCCCGGCTGTTCGCCCTGCCGTTCTGGCCTGGTAGGGCGTGCACCGTTACGGGTGTGGCAGCGGACGTGTCCGCCGCTCTGGCGGGCAGCAACATCCGCTTCGGCGTGTACAACTCAGACGGTGTCATCCCGACTACGCTCCTGGCGGATTACGGCACCGTGGCCGCCGGTACTACCGGCGTGAAGCAGATCAACGGCCTTTCGACGGCGATCCGCCCGACGCTGCACTACGCGGTGATCGCACGGCAGGGCGGTGTGCTGAACCTCGGCCTGACGTCCCGTGACACGTGGGATCCGATCGTTTCGGAGACCTCTCCGACCCTCTCAGGGAACCTGTGTTCCTACTACCGTGACGGTGTGTCGGGTGCGCTCCCGGCATCGTTCGGCGCTATCGCCGGGTCTATCGCCTCTCCCGCGATTTCGATTCAGCTGACCTAGGGAAGGGAGGCGCAGCGGTGGCGCTCGCGCTGTACAACAAGCAGTACTGGTACCCGGATGCCACGCTCGCCGCGAACATCCCGTACCAGGTGTTCCCGAACAACAGCAATGTCTTCCAGCCGCTGTTCGCCGACCAGGCGGGGACCATTCCCCTGCCGAACCCGGGGGTGACGTCCCCGACCGGTTTCGTGACGTTCTACGCCGAGGTTGGGGAGTACTGGCTTCACCTCGACACGGAAACGTTCCTGATCGACGTCGGTCTGTCTGAGGAGCAGGCTGACCTTTCGACGGGTATCGCTTCCGGTGGCGACATGATCCCGTCGGGGTCGAACCCTCAGGCGGTGGAGATCAAGCCGCTGATCGGGTACATCGTGGACAACACTGATCCGCTGTCGGTCGAGCCGACTGTGACGAAGGTGGATTACCCGGGCGGGACGGTGATGCTCGATGCGGGGGCGCTCACCCGGACGATCACGTTCTGGAAGATGGACGCCGCGCAGAACCTGATTCAGACGGCGCTCCGACCGACGCCGCAGGAGTACCGGCAGAACATCGTGTTGGGCTTGTCGCTGTATGACACGTTCTCGGGTGCGATCTTCGGTACGCAGTCGCTGCCGACGATCCTTCCGCAGGCAGCGAATCAGGTTGTCGACCTGATGGATGCGTTGGGGCCGTTCAGTGTGAACGGCAACAAGATGACGCCGAACGGTGCGAACCTGTCGGTCAACAAGTCGTCTGGTCTGTTGTTCGCGCGGGCGTTCACATACACCGTAGCCGGTGTGTACACGGACAACCCGCACATCACCATGTCCCCGACCCTGACACCGGCAGCCGTCCGGTACATCACCCAGAACCCGGTCACAGTCACACCCCCGCCGAACTTCACCATCGACCCCGACAACTACGACGTCGGGGGCACTGTCACCCCCATCCCGGCCGTCCCCGGAATCGCCACCGTCCAGCGTGTCTACCTGTTCGCCGCAGACGATCCTCAGGGCCTAGTCGTCTTCCAGTACGGGCAGTCCACGTACGCAACCCTGGCCGTCGCGGTGGCTTCCGTCGGCGCTGGTGAACAGTTCATCCCATCCCCTGTGACCGAGCAAGGAGCGTTGATCGGATACCTTGCAGTAGTGAAGGGAGCGACGGACCTTTCGGACCGTACTCAAGCTGTCTTCATGTACACAGGGAAGTTCGCTACTCCATAGGGGGTGAATCATGCCGGTCGTCAATCCCGTGTTGCCTGCCCCGTCGGGCCCGATTGGTCCAGTTGCGCCGTGCGCGTGGACGCTAGACATGTCGTGCTGCTCCGAATGGGATACGTACACGAACACGATCCGCGACAGGGCAACGGCGTGGGCAACACAGATCCTGTGGGCCCTTACCGGCCGTCAGTTCGGCGGATGCGAGATCACGGTCCGGCCGTGCGGCGCGAACTGCCACTACTACGGCGGGTGGATGTCGTACCCGGTCGTTGCCGATGGGGTCGGCACCGTGTGGTCTCCGTTCATCCGTGACGGCGCATGGTTCAACTGCGGTTGCGTCGGCGCGTGTGACTGCCGTGCCCGGTGCCGCGTGTGGCTTCCCGGTCCCGTCTCGTACGTGACCGAAGTTGTTGTGGACGGTGTTGTCATCGACCCGACCAGATACCGCGTCGACAACCGCGAGTACCTGGTGGGGCTTGGCGATCAGTGCTGGCCGGACTGCCAGAACATGAGCCTGGAGTCCCCCGAGGTGGGTACCTTCCAGGTGTCGTATGTGCGGGGGAAGCCTCTGCCTCTGGCTGGTCAGATCGCTGCCGGGATCATGGCGTGCGAATTCGCGAAGGCGTGCACGGGCGGATCGTGTTCTCTCCCTCAGAACCTGTCGACGCTCGCACGGCAGGGCGTTGAGGTGACGATGGTCAACCCGACCGATGTTCTCGATGCTGGCCTGACGGGGATTGCTGAGGTCGATCTGTGGATCAGGTCGGTGAACCCTGACCGGAAGACGCACCGGCCGCGCGTGTACTCCCCCGACCTGCACTACCCCGCGATGAGGACGTCATGAGTCTGGGTGGAACGGTCATCGAGATGGCTGCGACGTTGCGGGACTGCCTGTCAACGGAGCTTGCCCTGAGGGCGAACCCTCCGGCTGACACGTGCCTGATTCCGGGTGAGGACGGCCGCACGTTCCTGTCCGTCGGTCTGGGTGAGGACAGGTGCTGTTCCGGGTTCGCGTGGGTGCGCGTGGCGCGGGTGGCGCCTGTGATCCCTCCGGCGGGTGAGGACCCGGGGAACTGCGGCATCGACACGTGGCAGGTCGACTTTGAGATGGGCGTGGCGAGGTGCGCGCCGACGGGTGAGAACTTCGCTCTGGCGGGTCCGACGTGCGCGGAGTGGACGGAGTCTTTTGCGCAGGTGCAGCGGGACGCTGAGGCGATGCGTGCTGCTCTTTGCTGCTTCCGGCCGCAGGTCGCTTCTGGCCGTACGTATCCGACGGAGTGGCTGCCGTTCGGTCCTCTGGGCGGCTGCACGGGGGGGATCATGGGAGTATCAATCAAGATCGATGACTGTGACTGTGACGACTGATGGAGGCCGTGATGGGCGGGCGGGTACTGGCCAGGGTGATTCGCAACCTGACGGACATGCACGAGGGTGACGAAGCGTGGGTGGATGAGACGGAGTACGTCACCGGCATGGTTGCCGGTGGGTACTTCGTGATTGTTGACCGTGAGGCTCCGAGGGATGCCGTCCCGTCGAAGAAGGTTCGCCGTGGCGCGGATCAGGCTGAATCCGAGTGAGATGCGCGCGACGCTGAACGCGTTCGCGGACCGTGATGCGAAGCGGGTGGCGGATCAGGTCAGGGCGCGCGCTCAGGTTCTCGCTCCGGTTGATACGGGGCGTCTGCGGGGGTCTCTGAAGATCCAGAAGAAGCTGACGTTCCGGGGCCCCACGTACACGGTGTACACGAATGTGAAGTACGCGCCGTATGTCGAGAACGGTACGCCCCCGCACAAGATCAGGCCGAAGACCAAGAAGGCCCTCAAGTTCAAGATTGGTGGCCGAACCGTGTTCGCGAAGGTCGTCAACCACCCGGGGACAAAGCCACGGCCTTTCCTTGCCCGTGCCGTGCGTGAGGTGGGAATCCGCAACGGGTACGACGTTCGCGTCACCGAGTAAGATCGGTTCATGGACGCGAAGCGAGAGACTGTGCCCGTGAAGATTGCCGGGCGGCCCGTCAACATGTTGAAGCCGACCGGTGATCAGATCGTTGGGCTCAACATGTTCAATTCCCCGCACATGCCGGACGGCGCGAAGATCAACGCTCTGACGAACATGTTCCTCGTGCTCCTCCCGAGCGACGATGACCGGACCTGGTTCATGGACCAGATGATCCAGGGCAGCTACACCGTGAAGGAACTCGCGACGACGCTCAGCGCCATTGCCACGTTCAACGCGGACGACGAAGCCACCGAGACGCCCGTCAAGGCTCCGGCGAAGCGCGTCGCGAAGAAGGCGTAGTGCTTCAGGCGTGCGTCGTGGCGCAGCCCATCGAGGTGGCCATCGGCTCCATCGGGATGTCCTTCACGATTCCCGCGATGAACGCCGACGGGTGGCTGATCGCGTTGACGCAGGAACGTCTTGTGGAAGCCGTCATCCCCGGGCTTCTCGCACCGGAAGACGCGTCGGAGCTGATCGCTGCCCTGATGACCGGGGGGGTGACGCAGCATGACCTTGTGAGCGCCGCTCAGAGGGCCATGGCTGCTGCTTCCGGCCGCCCGTGGTGGGAGACGCTGCGGCTGGTTGGGTACGCGGATCAGCCCGGGGGGGAACTGTACGGGCATCTACTTCTCGCGGGTGTCCACCCTGAACGGGTGACGCTGGCCGGTTGGTGTGTAGCCCTGTACGCACTGATCGTCCGCCACAAGGACGATAAGGAACGGAACCAGTTCGAGTTCGATCTCAAGATGCCGCCCAGTCAGGACATCGAGGACGTGGAGAATTGGGACACTGTGGTGTGGTGACCGTGACGGTACGCTGATCACATGGCTATCGGTCTCGCGTTCGTTGACATCGTGGGGGACACGTCCCGCACCGAGCAGCAGGTAGAACGCGACATGAACCGCGTTCTCGCCGTGGTCGAAGAAGCCCTGGACCCGGTGGACATTCAGGCTGCCGTGGACGCCGGGACCGAACAGGATCTCGTACGCGAACTGAACCAGGACATCCGGGCCGCGCAGGCAGCCATCTCCGCGATCAACGTCGATGTTCGTCTCGACCCGGAGACCAGGCGTAGGCTCACCGACGGCCTGAAGACAGCCATTGCTCAGACGCGTGCCCGTGCCGATGAGATCAAAGTGCGGGTGGACAACCGGGCTGTTGTCGAAGAAGTCGTTGTTGCGGTGGAGGAAGCGCAGGCAGCCGCTCCCGCGATCGAGATCGAGACGCACGTCGACAGGGATCGTCTCGCGCAGGTCGGGAAGATCTTCTCGGGGATCGGGTCGGCTGCCGCTTCGGCGGTCGGCCCCGTGGCTTCCCTGGCGTCTGGTATCGGCGCGGCAGGTCTCGCGGCTCAGGGACTGTTCGCGGTCGTCACCACCCTTGAACAGCTTGCTCCGGCGGCTGCTCTCGCTGCGCCTGCGATCCTGTCGATCGGGCTTGCGGTCGGTACGGTGAAGCTTGCAATGTCGGGTGTCGGCGATGCCGTCAAGGCTGCCTTTGATCCGTCGGACCCGAAGAAGTTCGCTGAGTCGCTGAAGGATCTCAGCCCGGAAGCGGCACGGTTCGTCATCGCCCTGCACGACATGCAGCCTGCTCTCAAGGAGCTTCAGCTTGACGTTCAGGACCGTTTCTTTCAGGGCTTCGCTGACACCCTTGACGGCCTTTCGTCGGCTGTCCTTCCGCAGGCACGTGACGCGCTGCTGAACGTCGCTGGCACGCTTAACGCGATGGCTACCGGGGCTGCGGCGGCTGCGGCTGGTCTCGGACCTACAGGGGTTCTGGGGAAGGCCCTGGATTCGGCTACGGGTTCGCTCGCTTCCCTGTCGAAGCTTCCGGGTCTGGCTGTGACAGCGTTCGGTGAGCTTGCGGCTGCTGCTGGGCCTTCGCTTCAGAGGATCTCCGACAAGGCTGCGCAGGCCGGACAGACGGTGTCGGACAAGCTGACGAAGGCTTTCGAGAGCGGCGGTCTTCAGAAGGCCATTGAGGCGGCGATCAGTCAGGTCAAGGTTCTCTTTGATGTTCTGGGGAACGTCGGCACGATCTTCGGGAACATCACGTCGGAGGCTGCCGGGTTCAACGGAATTCTGGGGATCCTGAAGGGCATCACCGACCAGATTGCGAAGGTCACCGCTACAGATGCTGCGCAGCGGGCTTTCCGTGCGCTGTTCGAGTCCGTGAATCTGCTGGTGTCGACGGCGCTCCCGCTGCTCGGTCAGGCACTCGCGGCGATCGGTCCGGTGATCGTCGCACTTCAGCCCGGTGTCACGGCTCTGATTGATGCGCTCGGCCCTGCCCTGTCGCAGGTGATCGCCGCGCTCGGCCCGGTTCTGGAGTCACTCGCGACGGCGATTTCAGCTGCGGCTGTCGCTATTGCACCGCTTCTTACCCTGGCCGGACAGCTGATCTCCGCGATCCTGCCGGTACTGAATCCTCTGCTCGGGCTGCTCACGACGATCTTCCAACAGCTCTCGCCGATCATCGCTCAGGTAGCTTCGATCCTGGCGTCTGTGCTGGTTCCGATCCTGACATCTCTCACCACGGCCGTTCTCGCGCCGCTGATCAACATCTTTGCTGTGCTGGTGAAGAACATCCTGCCGATTCTTGGGCAGCTGGTTCAGGCACTCGCACCGGCCCTTATCAGCCTGTCTGGTTCCTTTGTCCAGATTTTCACCGCCCTGTCGCCTCTGCTGGTCGCCTTCGGTCAGCTGATCGGCGGAGCACTTCAGATCCTTCTTCCTCTGCTCACCCCCATCATTGAACTGGTCGGTCAGCTCGCGTCGATCTTCGCCGACGAACTTGCGAACATCATCACGACGATCGTCGTCCCCGCCATCACGATCATCACGGACCTGCTGAACGGCAACCTCCGGGGGGCATTCAACAACGCGAAGCTTCTGATCACCGGGTTCGTCAACGAAGTGATCCGCCTGTTCCTGGTTCTCCCCGTGAAGATCTTCGATGCTCTCGTGAGCCTCGGAAGCAAGCTCCTCTCCGCTTTCGGAACAGCGTTCACTCAGCTGAATGCGGCGATCGTCAACCACTTCGGTGGGGTACTGAGCTTCTTCGCGACGCTGCCAGACAGGATCCTGGTAGCCCTGGGAAATCTGAACATCGTGCTGATCAACGCCGGTCGGGACATCATCAACGGCCTGATCAAGGGAGTCAAAGACAAGTTCGAGGACCTGAAGAGCGTCCTAAGTTCGGTGACGAACTTCATCAAGGACCACAAGGGACCCGAGTCCGTTGACAAGGTTCTCCTCACCCCCGCCGGTAGGCTGATCATGGATAGCCTGATCGACGGCTTCAAGGACGGCATGCCCGCGCTCGCCCGACAGCTCGGGGCAGTCACGGCCATGGTGGGCGCGACACAGCCAACCCTGGGCGTGTCGATGGGTGTCGGTGGTGTCGCGGTAGGACCGTCCGCAGCGTCCCGCTTCGCATCCAACACGGCACCCGCAACTTCCGGCGGGGGAGCCCCCGTCAACGTTCAGGTGTTCGTCGGCACACGGGAGATCACCGACATCGTTGACGTCCGTGTCGCGCAGGCGAACCGCGCCCAGGGACGGCAGCTGACCAACGGCATGCGCCGCTAACACGAAGGGGGAACAGTGGCCAACCTACTCACCGCGACCGTAGAGAACCAGTTCGCTCACGTCATCCTCCGTTCGGAGTTCTCCGCCACGGGAAGCCTGACAGCTCTCGTTGAGCGTTCCATAGACGGTGGCGTGACGTGGACGGCGGTGCGGGGCGGTAACCGCCTCACACTGGTCGGCCCGGCGCCCGGAGCAGGTAACCGTGTCGGCTACCTGTACGACTCTGAGATGCCCCTGGACACGGCCGTCAGGTACCGGTCGACGGACAACCTTGGGACGGTCACCACGGCAGGGCCGGTGACTGTCGTATCGTCCGGGTTCGCATGGCTCAAGGACCCTGCCCGGGAGTGGGCGAACGTCCGCGTTGACGACTGCACCGGAACGGCTGTCCCGACGAAGTGCAGCACGCCTCTGACGGAACCCGCTGTGACGCTGGTCGCCGATGGTCTCGGAGCTGAGGAGTACGGCGGGGACTTCACGCTGTTCCCGGTGCTGAACAGGCCGCGTCCGAACGACGTGTACGCGTACCGGAAGGACGCCGTAACGGACTGGACTGTGGTTTCCAAGACGTTGACGTCGATGCGAACCCTGAACACGTTCTACGCATGGGGCGGCCCGATCTTTCTTCAGCTTCCTGCGGCATACGGATGGTCCGACCGGTACTACCAGCCTGGCAATGTCCGGGTGGAGCGCTTGTCGAAGGATCTGCGGGTCCCGTACCGCAGGTGGCCTGTCCCTCTCACGGTCATCGACAACTTCCCGGGCGCGGCCCAGGGAACGTGTGAGAACAATTGGTGCATCATCGACTCGACCTATGCCACGTGGGGCGCGTTGACCGCCACGGGCTTCACGTGGGGGCAGATCGTTGAAGGAGCTGCGGCAACGTGCTGACCTCAACTCAGCTGTACAAGGATGCGCTGCCGTTCCCGCACCGTAGGGAAACCCGTGTCGAGGTGTACCACGGCGGGGTCCGGGTCGGGGACAGTGACACCGATCCGAGGCTGCTCCCCGAGGCGGGTGAAGTCACCGCTTCCCTGGCATCCAGGGTGACCAGGACGCTGAACCTTGAGGTCAGTCCAGAGCTGTTCCCGGCGTCACCGTCCGACCTGCTGTCGCCATACACGGCGGTCCTCAAGGTATCCACGGGCATTGGGTACCCGGACGGGTCGCGGGAGATCTTCCCGGTGTTCACGGGCCGGATCATCGAGTTGGACCGGGCGGACAACGGAAACGTTCAGATCATGGGTGAGGATCTCGCGTCGGATGTTGTCGGGTTCAAGTTCGAGCAGCCGCAGCCGTCGATCTTCGGGAACCCGATCACGTCGGAGATCCACCGGCTGATCCTTCAGGCCCTTCCGTCTGCGGTGTTCGGCACTGATGACGTGGTCGACGCTGACACGCCGACGCTCGTGTGGGATGAGGACCGGGGACAGGCCCTCGATGATCTGGCTGAGGCCGTCAAGGGACGCTGGTACGCCCTGGGTGACGGTTCGTTTGTGATCCGCCAGTACCCGTACACGACGGGTGTCCCGGTGGCTTCCCTGGTGGATCAGTCGGGTGGCCTGGTGATGACGGCTTCGCGTGCGATCACGCGGGCCGGTACAGCCAACTCGATCACTGTCGTGTCGGAGCGTATGGATGGCACGGCACCTGTCCGGGCGACGGCCAGGGACAACGATCCTGCTTCGCCGACGTACTTCGGTGGGGACTACGGCAAGGTCTCACAGATCATCAAGGTTCAGACGCCTCTGTCGAACAGTGAGGCGCAGGCGCTTGCCATCTCTCAGCTCGCCGCTTCCATTGCCCTTTCCGAGCAGTGGACGATCTCTTGCACGCCGGATGATTCACTCGAACCCGGCGATACGATCGACGTGTCATATCGTGATCTTTCGTCGGTGCAGGTGATCGACCGGATCTCGTATCCGTTGACGGCTGACGGTGCGATGAACCTTGCGTGCCGTTCGTCCGTTCCTGAGCCCGTCATTTCCTGAGAGGGGGAAACCGTGAAGCAGACTGCCAACCAGGGGTATCCCTACCCTGAATGCAATCCCCCGTACGTGAAGGACACAGCTGATCTTCCGTTGCAGCTGAAGAACTTCGCTGAGATGGTCGATGACGATGTGACCGTTCTTCAGTCTCAGGCCACCGAGGCTCTTAACCCTCCGGCTGCGGGTGTCTCGTCCGGCGCCCTTCAGAGCCTGAACAGCGGTGACCCGTTCGATTTTGACACGATCGACTTCGACAACCTTGGGACGCAGGCCGACATCACGCTCAATCAGATCGTGATCCGCAGCAACGGCCTGTATCTGATCACGGGGTTCGCGTTCGGGACGAACCCCGCGAACGCCGGTAACCAGCTGATCCTGAAGGTCAACGGGTCGACCGTCGCGAACAACTCGCTGAACCCCGGTGGTGCAGGCGCCAACATCAACAACAACGCGACGTACTTCGGTGCCCTGGTTAGCGGTGACATCGTCAACATGGCGCAGATCACCACGGCCGGAGCCCCGGCCAACTACAACAGGTGCGCACTGTCGCTGGCCCGGCTGGTGAAGACGTGACAGATCTAGTAGAGGCAATCCTGGGGACCCGATCCCGTGTCGCGGAGTTCCCCACGGGGACGGTCACCGCGAAGTCGTCCACCACGATGACGGTCCTTGTGCGCGGGGTGACGATCACAGCCGCGTACATCGACCTGGGGGCATCGACCCCGACCGTAGGTGACCTGGTCGTGCTGGGCCGTCAGGACGCCACGTGGGTTGTGATCGGCAGGCAGGCCGGTGTCGGAACGAACCAGGTCCTGAACTTCAGCTTCGAGAACGATGGCGAGATCCTCACGACGCCGTCGAGCTGGTTCCTGTATGCGGTGGCGGGGGCGGGTGCGCCGCGTACGATCGCCACCGGCTACGCCCCGGATGGCACGTACGAACTCGGGGTCAACGCTTCGGCAGGTGCGGCGCAGGACACATTCGTGTACTCGTCACCGATCAGCGTCGCACCGGGGCAGGTGTGGGCCCTGTCGGCTCTGGCTTCGGCCGTGTATCCGGCGGGTGCGGCGATCACGGCCACGGGCAGCGTATACGGCCTGTGGTTCGCCAACGACACGAACCTGTACCCGACGACGTCTGCCGCTGATTCGCTGGTCGCCACGGCCACACTGAACCCTGCACCTACACACGCGTCCATCTCGGGGACGGTGACCGTTCCGGCTGCCACCACGTACATGAGGGTCGGGCTCCGGTCGGTGACGGTGGCGAACGTCACCGCACTGTGGGATGCGGTAATCGCTAGGAGGGTCGGCTGATGCCTGGTCTGACGTCACCACAGAACTACCCGTACCCGCTGTACACGGAGGCCAACAATGGGCCTGCCCAGATTCAGGCCCTGGCCGAAGCGATCGATGACTCAATCGTCGCCGCGCAGGCGAACATTGCTCTGGCGGTAGAGCGCAAGCGTGGGCGCGCATCGGGGACGGTCGGCCAGTCGATTCCGTCGGGTGTCCTCACGAAGCTGACATACAACTCTGAGGATCTCGACAACAACAGCATGATCGATCTTGCTGTTGACAACTCGATCATCACAGTTGTCACAGCCGGTATCTACCTGGTGACGGGTGAGGTTTCGTTCGCCGCCAACACAACGTCCATCCGCCTTCTGGAGATCCACCGGAACGCGCTTGCCCCGGCCGCTAAGCAGGTCGCTGCCACGCCGACACTGCAGACTCGTATCTGTGCGGACATCATCGTGCAGGCTGCCGCCGGTGACACGTTCTCCCTGTGGGCTTTCCAACTGACCGGGGGTGCCGTGAACACGGATGTCCGGCGTATCACCGCTACCCGCCTGTCCGGCTGAAAGGGGCTCACTGTGCCAGGCTTCACGGTTCCTCTGGGGTTTCCGTACCCGCTTGCTGCCGATCCTCTGGACAGCACAGCGACAAACGGCCCCAGGTCGATTCAGGCGTTGGCTGAGGCAGTCGACGCTTCGGTGACGTCAACGACGGCTTCGGCGTTGCAGGCGCTGTCCCCTGAGACGATGAAGATCACGGCGGGTACGCAGCCGTTGGCGAACAACGTCTCTACGCAGATCGCGTTCAACACTGAAGTGTTCGACAACGATTCGATGGTGGATCTGGTGTCGAACCCGTTTCAGGCGAAGATCGTGACGGCGGGTACGTACATCATCATCGGTGGTCTGACGTACGCGCCGAACGCCACCGGCTACCGGGAAGTGTCACTCACCCTGAACGCCGTGTTCATCGCCCGGTCGCGTGAGCCTTCATCCCCGGATGCCTTGTTCTCCACTGCGGCTGTGACGTCCTGTATCCAACGGTTCGTGGTCGGCGACAAGATCGGTGTTATCGGGCAGCAGACATCCGGAGCCTCCCTCGCTGTGACATCGGGCCATCTGATGCTGTGCAGGGTGTCTTCCTGATGGACTGGGGTTCTCTGCCGTGGGCGAACATCGGCGCTACCGGGGTTCTGGCTCTGGTAGTGCTGATGATCCTGCGTGGGGCGATCGTTCCGCGTTCCACGTTGGACGATGTCCGGGCTGACCGTGATGCCCGGTTGGAGGAGAAGCAGCGGGAGATTGATGCGCTGCGCAAGACGATGGAAGATCTGGGTACTGCTGGGGTGGAGCAGTCCATGCAGATCACAACACTACTGGAAGTGGCGCGCACGGCTCAGCATGTTCTGGTGAGCTTGCCGGAAGTGAAGCGGGGAGACGACTCGTGAAGTGGTTCCGACGTCAACGGCATGTGTGCCCTCAGGTGACGGCTGGTGAGGTGGACGCCGTGATGTGTGCCGAGGCAGCGAAGCAGCGTCTGAACGATGTGGTGGCTATGGGCCCTATGATCGAATCAGTTGCTGAGGAGCTTGCGGAGATCCGGAGAGAGAACAATTTCGCGGCGAAGTTCCGAAGCGCTTTCGAAGGCGGTGGAGGGTGATTCGTGAACGTTCTTGCTATGTGCTTTTCGTGGTTCGGTGTGGCTGCTGCGGTGGCTTTCATCGGAACGTATTCGGTTGTCGCCCGGTGGTGGGTGTCAGCTGAGGGGCGTACGGTTGTTGGTGTCGCGGCCACATTCGCCGTGAACGCCCTGTACAGCGGCCTCACGGCGGCTTTCCCGGGCGCCGCGTGGGAACCGGGGGTGCGCACCCTGGTGACTGCCCTGGGCGGTGTTCTGATGCTGCGGCTGGTCGCCCTGGTGTGGCAGGCGCAGATGGTCGCAGACGGTGGAAGGAAGAACGGATGAAGCTGGTAACAAGGGCTGCTCTCGGGTGGGGGGCTTCCCCTGCCTCGCCGCAGCTGACGACCCAGGGCACGAAGGTTCACTATCTCGGTGAGGCAGTGAACACCAACATCGTTCAGGATCACAGCCGGTGTCTCGACCTGTGGCGGAACATCCGTGACTCGCATCTCGCGAACACGTCCGAGGGGTACGTGGATGTGGCGTACAACTTCGCGGCGTGCCCTCACGGCTACCTCCTTGAGGGCCGTGGCCTTCGTAAGGAGACCGCAGCGAACGGCAACCAGACGCTCAACCACGCGCACTATGCGATCGTTGGGCTGATCGGTGACTCCGGCCTGACGAACCCGACGGACGACATGCTCCACGCGATCCGCGACGGCATCGACCTGCTCCGGCAGAACGGCGCCGGTACGGACATCAAGGGGCACCGTGATGGCTACGCCACGTCGTGCCCTGGTGGGCCGCTGTACGCGTGGGTGCAGGCGGGTGCGCCGCGCCCCGGTACGGCGCCGTCGCAGCCCGTTCCCGGCCCTCCGGCGCCGGTCGGTGCCCCGCGTTTCCCGGGCCGCGTGATGCGGGTCGCGTCGCCGATGATGCACGGTGACGATGTCGGCGATGTCCAGCGGCAGCTGATCCACCGTGGGTGGCGGGTTCCGGGTGGTGCCGATGGCTGGTACGGCTCGGGTACGGCCGGTGTCGTGAAGGCCTTCCAGCAGGATTCGACGGCGCACGGTTGGCCGCTCGATGACGATGCTGAGGTGGGCGAGCACACGTGGACTGCTCTGTTCGTCAGGCCGGTGTCGTGATGACCGACCAGACGCGCCGGACGGTGCGCACCGTTGTTCAGGGGATCGTGGCGCTGTGCGCCGCTGCGCCTCTCCTGGTGGCCGCTACGGGCCTGCCGCAGAGTGCTGCGGGTGTGGGCCTGTTCGTGTCCGTGTCGGCTGCTGTGACCCGTGTCATGGCGGTTGATGCGGTGGATCAGATGCTGCCGGAGTGGCTGCGGAAGACTGCACCCCAGGTGTAGTGTCCTGGTCGAGCTCCTCACTTGCTCAGCCTGCCAGGGCAAAGGGCATGACACGAACGCCCGAACCTTTGGGTCAAGGTCTTTCGGGGCCCGTGAAGAAGCCCCCCGGTTACGGTCACCGGGGGGCTTCGCGCTGTCTAGATGTCCACGCCTCTGCGTCTCAGCTCAGCCTTCGTGTTCTTCAGCGCATGACTGTCGGAGGGACTCGCCGCGCAGAACACCGGCCCGTTCGGAGTGGTCACCTTCCAGTGACCGGCCCGGCGCAGCTCCACCGTGCAGCCCGCTTTCTCCGCCTTCGTGAGAAGCTGCCGCATCTCCCGTGCCCACGTCATGACGGTATCTCCGGGCGTTCGATGCCGGGGATCTGGAGAGCACCGTCACGCCACGCCTGAACGATCGCGTCCCGGCCGCCGGTCTTGAACCGGATGCTGTGCGTCTTGGACCGGCGCGGCCGGACGGTAACACCGGGGACTGTGGTCACCACACCGTCCACGTCTGCGATGACGGGTGCTCCGGCTGCGGTCATCTGGTCGAGGATCTTCTCCACGTAGGCGGGCCGTACGGTGGTGACGATCTCCCGTTGGATCTCTGTCTTAGCGTTGTCGATCGCCCATGCGAGGAACGCTTTCGGGTCTTCGATCTCGGCGACGGGGTCACCGGAGCCACGGCTGAAGATGGTGGCTACCTGCGTGCCGTCGGAGAGCTTGGGGATGACGTTGCCGATGGTCCCTCCGGTGGCCTGCTCGGCTGTCTCAACGGCGGTCTGGTAGTCGTCCCGGACGGCGTTGTAACGGTCCTTCACCAGGTCAAGCAGGGCCTTGAGGGTGGCCTCTTGCATGGCGAGTTCCGTCAGGTTGCTGCTCATGCGGACTCTCCCAGCATCTTCGTGACGTACGTGAACTCTTCGATGGTGCCCTGGTTGACGCCGTGGCCGAATGACTGGCGGAAGTTGGACTCGAAGTCGGTGCCGTTCCATCCCTTGCCCTGAGCGACGGTGATCATGACAGCCTTCGCCTCGGACCACACTTCACGGCGCCGGAGTTCCTCCGAAGCGTCGTTCTCCACCTCGGGATGCCCGGAGCTCATGGCATTGACCAGGGCCACGTCACTCACATGAGCAAGCTCCGGGGCCGGACCGTCGTCAGTCGGAGGAACGTAGTGCATACCGAACGATGGGGGGTACTGGTTGACCACCTCCGGGGACCGGGTCACGGTCGGCTCCGCAGCACCGTACATCTGCTGCTCCACGGCAGCATCCTCCGGATCCGCCTGTACGGGTTCGTCGGCCACGGCCGGGAGGGGTGTCGTGTCGGCCGTCTGTCCGGCGGGCGGGTAAGCCATCGACCACTGAACCTGGCCCAGGGTGCTGCCGTTGTTGTACAGGGACAGGCCGAACTGGTCACCCAGGTTGTGCGCAGCGCGCTTCAGGGCCTGGCTCAGGGCGGTCTTCAGGGCGAAGTCGTGCGCGTCGCCCAGGGAGGGGAGGTTGGTGGCGTCACCGGCCGCTGAGCCGTCCCAGAAGCTGAGGGTGTTCCCGTCGGTGTCGTACACAGTCAGGCGGACCTTCGCCCGGTACACGACCGTGTGCCGGAACTTCTCGTTGCCGTATCCGTCCTTGCCGTTCGGGACGTGCCGCTCGGATACGAGAGTCTCTTCGAGGATCTCTTCCGACCAGCCGGTGAACCCGAACACGCGGGTGAGGGTTCGTCGTACGTCCCATGCCTGAAGGTGGGAGAAGCCCTTCGCGTTCTTCCCTACGCGGGACTCCTGCAAGGGCATGAGGAGGAGTCGTGTCTGTCGTTCGTTGAGGTGGGCCATGGTGTCTCCTGTCGGGTGCGCTACGATCGGGGTGTTCCTGTCGGGACATGGGTGTAGTCGAGGGGTCCTGGTCGTGGTGTCCAGGACCCCTTTCACGTTACGGGGCTGCCCTGACGTTACCGACGGGCCAGTCTCCCGGCTCGTAGTCCTCATCGCCCGGGATGGCCACGGTGGTGGGTTCCGTGATGCGTGTGAACAGCATGTCGTAGCCCATGCCGGTGGTGTTGAGGAGCGCGGTGATGAACTTGTGGCCGGGGTTGATCTGGCGGGCGTAGACGCGTCGCATGGTGGCGCCGTCGAGCTTGCAGTGTCGGGCGAATTCGGTGAGGTTGGTGCAGCCGTATTCGTGTCGGAGGATGTCGGGGGTGAGTGCTTCGCGTCGTAGTAGGGCGTTGGGTGGGGTGATGGTGCGGGGCATTGGGTTCTCCTTGGGGTGTTTGTGGGGTTCCGGGCCGACGGTTGTTGTCGGCCCGGTGGTCTCATCCTACCCCATTACGTGCAGCCGTGCACATCACCAGGGCTTCTCATCAGCAACCTCAGCCGCCAACCGGTGCATCGCACACAGGGACTCCTCCTCCCCGTGCCGGAAGTACTCCTCACGCGAGACCTGCTCACCGCAGTGCTCAGGCTCCGAGTACCGGCCGCCACCGTTGATCACACCGGTGCAGCCCAGATCCTCACCATCGTGAGGATCGAACTGCGCGGGCAGCTCCTCAGCCTCCGACGGGTCAAGATCGAAGATCTCGATGTCGTCCCACCCGGCCTGCTTGCCACGGTCACGACGCGCCCACCCCGTATCGGCGGACACACTTCCCTGCCGCATCACCCACGCGTGGAGCCACCCAAGCCACATCACATCGGCGCCAACCTCAGCGTCATGCCACAGCTTCGACTTACCCGGCTGCCTGGCGATGTGCAGCATCTCATCCCGCAGCTCCTCCATCAGGTGCGCCGCATTGATCGACCCGTTCGCGGCGAACGCCAGGAGGTAGGGCATGCGGCCCTTCGGGGTGGGCAAGGACACGTTCATCTGCTTCTCGGACGACCATGACGTGACCCAGTCCTGGCTGAGCCAGTGCGCGATGGACTTAGCCATCCTGGTGTCCTGGTCGCGGTCGTCACCGATCAGCCCGATGATGGTCATCGCATGTGTGTCCCGCTGCGCCTCGGCCGTCGTGAGTCGCTGCTTCAGCGACTCCACTTCAGCCTCAAGCGCTGTGATCTTCTCGGCCTGCGCGACGGTCACGGCAACGCCCATGGTGAGTACCTCGCTGACCTCAGCGGGGGTCGCCTCCCGGTCGGTGTCCAACTCGGGGTGCCGTGCCATGAAGTCGGCCGACTCGTCACGCTCAACGATCCGTGCCGTGAATCGCGGCGTCCCGGCGCCGGACCACTTGAGCCGGTCTTCGAACGACATCGGTGTACCAAGATCCATCTTCGGCCAGGACAGGCCAGCGTCCTGCTCTGCCTGCTCTGCCGTGACGGAGGTCTCCTCAGGCTCCGGCACGGGCACCACGTTGCGGGCGTGCTCGCAGTCCCACCGGTGGCCGCCGGACCGACCGCAGTCGTGGCACTCCGGGTACCGCTCAAC